GTAAGAACAAACGGACAAACAATCAGTGCTGACATAACAATTAGCAGTACAACAAACGGACTGAGTGCAGGTCCTATAACCATCGGAAGCAGTGCCACCGTTACAGTTAGTGGGTATTGGACAGTATTATGACATCACAACTAAAGGTAGATAAATTACAGGGTAGAACAACAGCAGGTAGCATTACAGTTACAAGTGAAGGTACATCTGTTGAGACTAATTTACAACAGGGGTTAATTAAAGCATGGGCAAGATTAAATCCCAACACATTACAAGATAGTCTTAATACCACATCTATTTTAGATAATGGCACAGGAGACTTTGAATATAATTTTACTAACAACATGGGTAATGCAAATTATTCTTTATTTGGAAGTGGAAATTCTTTAGCAGGTAATACAGGTGTTTGTATTACAAACTCTAATGCTAACAACGAAAATTCTGCATCTTTATGTAGATTTATTTATACAGCAGGTAATGGTGCAGACACAGCAGATGACCCAGGATATGCTTATTATCAAGTAGCAGGAGACTTAGCATGAGCAAAGCAGCAGAATTAGCAAACCTTATAGGCAACATTAACGCAGGTGGTGGTGGAGTAAACAGGAATTTAGTCATTAATGGTGCAATGAATGTGGCACAGAGAGGAACGTCAAGCACAGGATTAGGTGCATCTGGAGGATACTTTACAGTAGATAGGGTTTATTTGTCTGCCGCAAATACAGCAGGACGTTTAACCATGACACAAGACGGTTCAGGTCCTAGTGGTTTTGCAAATAGTTTAAAACTGGCTTGTACCACAGCAGATACATCTATCGCTGCAAATGAATTAGTAATGCTTCAACATAACTTTGAAGGACAAAATTTACAGACACTAAATAAGGGTACGAGTAGTGCTGTTCCTGTGTCTGTTAGTTTCTATGTAAAAGGTAATGCGTCTGCAACTTATGTGTGTGAACTCTACGACTATGACAATACAAGACAGATATCCCAAACATTTAACGTAACAACAGATTGGACAAGAGTAGAATTAACTTTTGTAGCTGACACTACAGGTGCGTTAGATGACGACAATGCTTTAAGTTTTGCTTTAAATATTGTTCTCCATGCAGGGTCTAATTTTACAAGTGGTACATTAAGCACAACATGGACATCTGTTACGTCAGCTAACAGACACGTTGGTATATCTTCATTCTTTGACAGTACGTCAAGAACATTCTTTCTCACTGGTCTTCAGATGGAAGTAGGGCAGAACCCAACGAGCTTTGAGCATAAAAATTTTGCGCAAGATTTACATGAGTGTGGACGTTATTATCAACTTATTGCTTCTGGTACTAATAAAGCTATTGCTACAGGACCTGAATATAACAGTAGCACTGCTCAACTTTCAATAGACTATCCTTTAGGAGCTATGAGAGATGCGGCTACTATTGACCAAGTAAATGGTGGAGATTATTATCTTTGGCATGGAGGAGGAGTAAGTAGTGGTATTGATGGAGCTTTTACTATTGAACACGCAACTACTGTAAGGGCATCTTTTTACGCAACACCTGACACTACTGTATCGTCAGATGGGCAAGCCAGATATCTTAAAACAAACAATAGTGCGGCATACTTTGCCTTTAAATCGGAGCTTTAAATTATGGCAACTTATAAACTTTGTAATTCACCCTCAACAGGCAAACTTTGTGCTATCTTAAAAGACGAAGGAAATGGTAGATTTTTATCAATACCTGTGGCTGAAGGTAACACTGACTATCAAGAGTACCTTGAATGGGTAGCAGAAGGTAACACAGCCGAGGCGGCTGATTGATGCTTGGCTTTAGCTCCATATCGGAGTTAGCTCTTGCTCAACTTCCTGGTACTTTTGTACATCTTTCTGGCGTTAATACTACAGCTATAGCAGGTGACGAGACTGTAACTGCTGATGCTGAAGTATCTGGGTTTTCAGCTACAGGTGCAGTAGGTACATTAGGTGATGAAAGTGTGGTTGGTAAGGCTAATGTATCTTTAACAGGTTTAGCTATGTTAGGTGAGTTAGGAAATGAAACAGTATGGGGATTAATGATACCTGCACCAGGCAACAGCTATACAACTATAACAACAGGTGCTTCTCAGTCATGGACATCCATAACAACTGGGGCATCTCAAACGTGGACAGATGTCATACAATAAGGTATAAAAGTTCAAGTGAACTTTTTTAAGGAGAAGCAATGCCAAGTACATATACATTAAATGGTGGTATAGAAAAAATCGGTCTTGGTGAAAAGGCAGGAGCTTGGGGTACTACTACAAACACAAATTTTGATATTATAGACAGGTTAGTAAATGGTGTAGGTGCAATAACTTTATCTGGAACAACTCATACACTAACAACATCAGATGGTAGTTTGTCTGATGGTATGTACAAAGTTCTTGTTTTAGGTGGATCGCCCTCTGGAACTAATACAGTAACTATAAGCCCTAATGATGCAGACAAGCTATACTTTGTAAAAAACGGAACAAGCCAAACGGCTACATTTACACAAGGCTCTGGTGCTAACGTAAGTATTTTAGCAGGAGATTCAGCTATTATATTTGCAGATGGTGCAGGATCAGGAGCAGCAGTCACTGATTTAACTTCAGGACTTAAAGTTAAAGGTATTAAAACCTCTAGTTCTGATGATATTGATTTAGATGCAGCAGGAGGAGATTTTAAATTTTCTGTTAGTGATACAGAAATACTAAGAATTACTAACTCTTCTAGCGATGTGATTATTAGACCTGTTGTTGATGAAAAAGACATAATATTTCAACAAAGAGATGGAACAGAAGTTGCTAGAATAGAAGATAACGGCACGTTTAACGTGGTTACAGGTAAACTTGCAATTAACGCTACGGCTATAACGTCTACAGCAGCTGAGCTAAATTTACTAGACGGAGGCACATCTGTAGGTAGTTCTATAACCATAGCAGACACTGATGGTGTGGTTGTTAACGATGGTGGTACGATGAAATCAGTACCTGCGAGTGACTTTAAGGAATATATTATGCCTACTGGCGCACTAATGCCTTATGCAGGAACATCTGCTCCAACAGGCTTTTTGTTATGTTATGGACAGGCTATTTCACGATCAACTTATGCAGACTTATTTTCTGCCATAAGTACTACATATGGAACAGGTGATGGGTCGTCAACTTTTAACTTGCCAGATTTAAGAGGAAGAGTTGTTGCAGGTCAAGATGACATGGGGGGATCATCAGCAGATAGACTTACTGATCAAACTGGTGGTCTTAATGGTGATACATTGGGAGACACAGGAGGTTCTGAAACGCATACATTGTCAACAGCACAGTTACCTGCACACACGCACACCGTTGCCGCCCAACAGCAAGTGGGTGGTGATTCTACAAACAGGGGTGGTAGTGGTCAGTTAGGTGCAGCAGCTACGATTACAACATCTAGCACTGGCAGTGGTTCGGCACATAACAACGTACAGCCTACGATAATATTAAACTATATTATTAGAACATAAGAGAATAGTATGGCTTTAACTAAATTACAGTTTAGAGCAGGTATAAACAGAGACTCAACATCCTATACAAACGAAGGTGGTTGGTTTGACTGTAATAAGATTAGGTTTAGAGCAGGTCTTCCAGAAAAAATAGGTGGTTGGACAAAGTATTCTGATACACAGTTTCAAGGTAGTTGTCGTGCTTTGCATACTTGGACAGCATTAGATAACACAAACTTTATAGGTATAGGTACAAGTGAAAAGTATTACTTAAACGCAGGTGGTGTGTATTATGACGTAACGCCTATAAGATTAACTACTTCAGCAGGAGATGTAACTTTTACGGCATCCACTGACAGTTCTACAATTACAGTGACAGACACAGATCATGGTGCAAATATAAATGACTATGTAACATTTAGTGGAGCTACAGCATTTCATGCTAGTGGGAATATAACAGCAGCCGTTATAAATCAAGAGTATCAAATAGCCTCCGTAACAGCCTCTAATACCTATACTATATCAGCAAAAGACACTAGTGGTAGCGCAGTAACAGCAAACTCAAACGATAACGGTAGTGGCAAAGGAGGAAGTTCTACAGTTGGCACATATCAACTAAACGTAGGTTTAGAAGATAACTCATACGGAACAGGATGGGGTGCAGGTATATGGGGTGGTATTAGTGGTTCAGCGGCTACGACAGCCGTAAACGATGGCAGTGGAATGACAGCATCTGCAACATCAGTAACAGTAGATTCAGCGGCTAATTTTGAGTCAGCAGGATATATATTAATAGATAGCGAACTAATTCAACATACAGGCAAAACATCAACAACTTTTACAGGTTTAACAAGGGGTTTGTTTGGAACGTCAGCGGCTACCCATGCTGATGATGCTACAGTAACAGAGGCACTAGGTGGGTGGGGTATTCCTGCGACAACAACCATATCAGGAGCGCAGTTACGTCATTGGTCACACGATAACTTTGGCGAAGACCTTGTTATGAATGTTAGAGATGGTGGAATATTCTATTGGGATAGATCAGGTGGTACATCGGCAAGGGCTGTTAATATAACATCATTATCAGGCTCTACTAATGCACCTACTGTAGCCAAGAAAATAATAGTCTCTGAAAGAGACAGACACATTTTAGCCTTTGGTTGTGACAGCGAAACAAACAGTGGGGTTCAAGACCCATTACTAATTCGTTTTGGTTCTCAGGAAAGTCTTACAGCGTGGAACGCTTTAGCTACTAATACAGCAGGAGAATTGCGTATTGGTACAGGATCAGAGATTATTACAGCCGTACAAACCAAACAACAGACATTGGTTATTACAGATGTGTCAGTTCATGCACTACAGTTTATCGGACCTCCGTTTACATTTGGTATTACAGAGGTTGGCAGAAATACCACCATAATATCTGAAAACTCTGCCGTAGCTGTAGAAGAATCAGTTTACTGGATGGGTTATAGAGAGTTCTATGTCTATAATGGTCGAACACAAAAGTTACCATGCACAGTGCAAGATTATGTATTTAACAATTTAAACAGAGATCAGGACACTAAAATAGTGTCTGGTCAGAATAGTGCTTATTCAGAAGTATGGTGGTTTTATCCATCATCAGAATCAACAACCAATGACAGTTACGTTGTTTATAACTACGAGCAAAATGTTTGGTATTATGGCACATTAGCAAGAACAGCGTGGGTGGATAGAGGTGTTCTTTTATATCCTGTAGCCGCATCAACAGATAATTACTTATATTATCAGGAGTTTGGTTTAGATGACGGTTCAGAGTCTCCTGCTTCAGGAATAACATCGTATATAGAATCTAGTCAAATAACGATGGGAGATGGAGATAAATTCTTTTTAGCTAACAGGGTTATACCAGATGTTACGTTTAGAGAATCAACGGCAACATCACCAAGCGTTAACCTTACAGTAAAAGCTAGAAGATTCCCTGGCACTACATACGAGAACTCAGATTCAAGCACCGTCACGCAATCAGCTAGTACGCCTATAGAGTTATACACTGAGAAGGCTGATATACGCCTCAGAGGGCGTTCATTTGCTGTTAGGTTAGAAAGTACAGATGCAGGTGTTACATGGCGTTTAGGAACGCCTAGAATAGATATTAGGCAAGATGGTAGAAGATAATGGTAGGCAAAGTACCTATACCGTTCTTTCCGTCTGCTCCTACGGACTATGACCCTCAATATATTACACAGATAGTAAGAGCTTTTGCTTTGTATACAGAGCAACAGAACTCAGGAGGACAAGGTAGGCATACTGAAATGGTATTAACTAACTTACAATCACATGATGACAATTTAGAAGTTGGATCAATATTTGAACATAATGGTTTTTTAAAAATTAGTAAGGTTAATACTCCTCATCCACAAGGTATATCTGGAACATCAGCTTTAGGTTCAGTAACAGTAAGTCTTCCATAAAATGGGCAAAAGAAGTAACTTTGAGAGAATCCCAAGGGATTATTATCCAACTCCAAAAGAGGCAGTAGAGCCATTGTTTCCTCATTTAAAAAATGTAAAACATTTTGTAGAGCCTTGTGCAGGTAATGGTGCATTAATAGATCATTTAGAGAAAATAAACGTAATGCAATTAGATGAGTTACGTTTTATATGCAGTTATGCTTGTGATATTGAGCCACAAAGAAAAGATATAGTTAAGAAAAATGCACTAAGTTTAATGGCAGAAGATGTGCCAGTTATGGATTGTTTTATAACTAATCCACCTTGGGATAGAGAGGTTCTTCATCCACTTATATTTCACTTAACATCAATAAAGCCTGCATGGTTATTGTTTGATGCAGATTGGATGCATACTAAACAAAGCAGTATTTTTCAGAAAATGTTGAAGAAAGTTGTAAGTATTGGTAGAATAAAGTGGATAGAGGGTAGTAAGAATACTGGTAAGGATAATTGTTGTTGGTATTATTTTGATGAGAATAACAAAGATCAGACTAAATTTTACGGAAGAGTAGAATGAAACAAAAGCAATTAGAAAAAGGTTCTATATGGGAAAAAGCTGACACCAACGGTGATGGTATAGTATCAGATCAAGAAATGGCTATGCGAGAGCGTATGGTTCTTTTAGAAAATCGAGATAAAAAAGAAGATCAACAAAGATATCTGGTTTGGTTTTCTGCATTAACAGTAACAACTTTTATTATAGTGTTAATGACACCCCTTGTTCCTATTGAAAGAATTGACCACCTCTCAGGAATTGCTGAAATTTGGGTATTAAGTAACATGGGAGTCTTGGCTTCCTTTATAGGATTTAATCAGCTTGCAAAGAGAGGAGCTAAAGATGACAGCAAGAGCTAAAAAAACAATAAAGAAAGTAGCTAGTAAACTAACTAAAGCTAGTAAAGCACACGCAGGACAAGCTAAAGCATTAAAGTCTATAAGTTTAAAGACAGGAGGCAAAGCTAAATCTAAAGTAAACGAAGCAGGTAACTACACAAAACCAGGCATGAGAAAGAGAATGTTTTCAGCAATAAAAGCAGGGTCGTCTGGAGGCAAGCCTGGTCAATGGTCGGCAAGAAAAGCTCAATTACTAGCCGCTAGATACAAAAAAGCAGGTGGTGGTTATAAGAATTAATGGCGAAAGACCCTAAATTAGGAACAGGAAAAAAACCAAAAGGTTCTGGAAGGAGGCTTTATACAGATGAAAATCCCAAAGATACAGTCAATATTAGATTTGCCACTGTGGCAGATGCCCAAGCAACTGCTCGTAAGGTTAAGCGTATTAGCAAACCGTTTGCTAGAAAAATTCAAATCCTTACTGTCATGGAGCAAAGGGCAAAAGTCTCAGGAAAAACCAAACAAGCTCAAATCGCCAAAAAGGCAAAAGAAGAAATTAGAGCAAAGCACAAAACGAAAAAGGGGAAGACCTAAGAAAAATGCCACTTAAAAAGTCACAAAAAAGTTTAAAGAACTGGTCAAAACAAAAGTGGAGAACCAAAAGTGGTAAGCCTAGTGCTAAGACAGGTGAACGCTATTTGCCTGAAAAAGCAATTAAATCATTGTCTCCACAAGAATACGCATCAACAACAAAAGCTAAACGTAAAGGTACAAAAGCAGGTAAACAATTTGTTAAACAGCCTAAAAGTATAGCTAAGAAAGTTAAGAGGTTTAGATAATGTTACAAAGTTTAATTGCACCTGTTACAGGGTTGCTAGATAAATTTATTGAGGACAAGGATCAAAAAGCAAAGCTTGCCCACGAAATAGCTACGATTGGATCAAAACACGCTCAGGAATTGGCACTTTCGCAAATAGAGGTCAATAAAGCTGAAGCACAGTCAGGTTCATTGTTTAAGGGAGGCTGGCGACCAGCAGTTGGCTGGGTCTGTGCGATTGCGTTCCTATATCATTTTCTCCTAAAAGATATAATTATATTCGTATGTGCATTTGCAGGAGTAGATGTTCCAGATTTGCCAGATTTCGATATGAGTACGTTGCTAACGGTTTTAGGTGGTATGCTAGGAATTGGCGGCTTGAGGACATATGAAAAGCAAAAAGGATTAACAAAATGAAATGTTGGCATTGTAAAAATGAGTTAATATGGGGTGGTGACCATGATGTTGAAAACAATGAAGAATATACAATGGTTACAAATTTATCCTGCCCACAATGTAATTCCTATGTGGAAGTTTATCTTCCAAAGGATAAAGAGAATAATAACGCCACCATCAATTAGGTGCGAAGTTTGTGGTCATACTATGGAGAAAGTGGATGATCAGCTTACTTGCAAGTATTGTCAGGGGTTTTACTCCTACGATATGTCAAAGGATTGGATAGATTTTATTATAAAAAATGCTATTATAGTAAAAAAGGAGGAAGACAATGAAAGATAATTTTGACGAGTGTTTAAAAATGTTACTACACCACGAAGGGGGCTATGTGAATCATCCAAAAGACCCTGGGGGCGAAACAAACCTGGGAGTTACGAAGAGAGTGTATGAGAAATGGGGTGGTACTAAGGACATGAAAGACCTTACAGTCGAAGATGTAGCTCCTATATATAAGAAAAACTACTGGAATCGCTGTAAATGTGATGACCTAGAATCTGGCGTTGATTGGGTGGTTTTTGACTGGGCTGTTAATTCGGGAACTGGTCGCAGCGCAAAGGCTATACAGAAAATATGTGGGGCATCACAGGATGGTGCTATAGGTCCGAAGACATTAGCGTTAATTAAAACACAAGATACAGAATATGTTATAGAAGAGTTTGGTAAGATACGTCAGAATTTCTATGAGTCATTAAAAACATTCAATACTTTTGGTAAAGGTTGGACAAGAAGAAACAAAGAGACAACTGAAAAAGCTATAAAGATGATGGAAATCAATGAGTAAAGACCCAAGATTAGCTAGAGCAGGTGTATCAGGGTTTAACAAGCCAAAGAGAACGCCTAGTCATCCAAAGAAGTCACACATAGTTGTAGCCAAAGAAGGCGACAAGATTAAAACAATACGCTTTGGTCAACAAGGTAAAGCCGTAGGAAAGTTAAAAGGCACAGCAGGTAAACCTAAAGCAGGAGAATCACAACGCATGAAGAACAAACGTAAGAGCTTTAAGGCTAGACATGGTAAAAATATTGCCAAGGGAAAGATGTCAGCGGCATATTGGGCAGATAAAGTAAAATGGTAATACGAAGAATTTTTACATCTATATGGTTTTTATTGTGGTTTTGGCTGTTTATGAACATATCTGTAGACGCAAAAGACTTCACTTCACATTCGACTTGTTGTATGATAAAAGTTCAAGTGAACTTTTTTAGAGGTTATTGATGGCACTCCCTTTAATATTAGGATTATTAGGATCAAGTTTAGGTGCAGGAGCAACAACTGGCATACTTGGAACTCTTGGAGCAGTGGGTGCAGGAGCAGTAGGATCAGGTCTTGGAAGATTTATGGAGACAGGAGACTTTGAAGAGGGTGTAAAGACAGGAGCTTTAAGTTTCTTTGGTGGTCAAGCTCTAGGTAAGGGGTTAGAAGCTTTTGGTGGTGCAGGAACTGGTCAAGCAGTTACAGACTCAGCTAGACAGGCAGTGCAAACTGCAACGGGTTCAACTCCAACCTTTGGTCAAAACCTAATGACCACATTAAAAGACCCTGTTAGTTTAGGTCAGGCAACTATAGCTCAAGGAGCTATACCTCCTCCTGCAATGCCAGAAGAAGAGGATGTTGATTTTGACAATAGAGAAAGAATGGCACCCAGGAGAATAATGAGAAGACCACCTCCTGGCTACAGACCAGGCTTTGATGCAGAGTTTGACTATGGTGTAGCTCCTAACTATGGAACACAGGTTATGAATATGGGTGGATTGGTGGGGCTACTAGGCAATCCAAAGGTTCAAGATGCACTAAGCAACGTTGCAGGGATTGCTTTGAATCCTGCTATGCAGAGAGAAGCTAATAATATTATGACAGGAGAGTTCACGCCAGAGGGTTACTCGCCATTAACAATGGCAGATGCTGGCATGAGAGAGGGTGGTCAGGCAGATATGCAAGGTAATGACCCTCAAGAAATAATGCTTAATGCTATAAGAGCGTTGCAAGGAATGTCATCTGATCCTGAGAAAGATATTTCAGTATTTGTTCAAGCGTTTGGCAGTGAAGCACTCCGTGATTTACAGATGCGAGTGGCATCTGGAGAGATGGGTGGTGGAGAAGCAGGTTTAGGTAGGCTACTAGAAGGAGAAGGTGACGGCATGAGCGACAGCATTGATGCTGAGATAGTAAGTGATGAAATGTCTCCGTCAGGAAGTGGTGAGCCTTTGAAGGTAGCAGATGGTGAATACGTTGTAGCGGCTGATGCTGTTGCAGACATAGGAAATGGTTCTACAAATGCAGGAGCTAAGAAGTTAGATGACCTTATGAAAGAAGTAAGAAGGGCTAGACATGGAACAACTAAGCAACCTCCTGAGAAAAATATGATGAATGTTATAAGAAAGTCTGTTGCATGATATTTAGTGCTGTTCCAAAGCAAGTAATTGACGTTGTATGGGAAGATGTTAAGAAAGTATTAAAACCTGCTGTAGAAACAGCAAAAGGTAAGTTAAGTATAAAAGACGTAAAAGAGTATCTACATCAAGGATTTTATGAATTATGGGTAGTTATGGATGGAACAAAGGTAGTAGCCGCAATAACAACTCGTGTTATAGAATATCCTGAGAGAAGAGCGTTAGCTATGGATTTTATAGGTGGAACAAGAATGAAAGAGTGGCTACCAGAAGTACAGAAAACTATTGAGCAGTTTGCAAAAGAAAACAAATGTAGTCACTTGGAAGGTTATGGTAGAAAAGCTTGGGGTAAATGGTTAGATAAATATGGTTGGAAGCCAGATTACATAGCATATAGGATGGAAGTAAATGGGTAAAGGATCAGCACCTACAACAACAAAACAGGAGATTACTCAGACTAACCTGCCTGAGTATGTAAGACCTTATTTTGAAAGACTACTACAGAGAACAGAATCAGAGTCAAAGAGAGACTATGAGCCTTATGGTGGTCAAAGGATAGCTGATACTAGTAAAGATATTTTAGATTCAGAGGGTATGGTAAGAGACATTGCCTCAAGAGGTCTTCCTGGTTTGGACAAGGCTCGTACTAGAATAGAACAGGGTATGGCATATCAGCCTAGACAATTTACAGGTGCAGAAGTAGACAAGTATATGTCACCGTACATGGATGCCGTTATAGATAGGCAGAAAAAAGGTGCTATTGATGACTATAGACAGCAGATAGCAGGTGGTAGAGCAGGAGCTATTGAATCAGGAGCGTTTGGAGGCTCTAGGGAAGGTGTCCAAAGAGCGTTAGGAGAAGAAGCTTTATACGACAGATTAGCTGATATTGAGGGAGCAGGTAGGCAACAGGCATTTCAACAGGCTTCAGGTTTGTTTCAGTCTGACAGAGCGGCTGATGTAGAAGGTCAAAGACTTGGTATAGGTGCGGCAGGTCAGTACGCTAATCTAGCAGAAAGAGCCAGAGCAGGTGATGTTGAGTCAGCAAGGCTTCTAGAAACAATAGGAAAAGCAGGGATGGGAAGAGACCAAGCAGGTCTTGATCTAGCCTATCAGGACTTCTTGAGACAACAAGGATACCCACAAGAGAAACTTGGTTTACTGTCATCAGTTCTAAGAGGCATACCTGTACAGCCTAGTACGTCTACAAGGCAAATGACCCCGTATGACCCATTCGGAAGAGCTATAGGGTTAGGTTTAACTGCTCTTAGTGGAGCTAAATACTTTGGTTAGATACAATGCTTAATATATTACAGATTGAAGATAGACTTAAAGACATGTCAGAAGACTCTGTAAAGAGGATAGTGGTTGACCCTAATCCTTCTGTACCTGCTTTCTTGGCAGTTAATGAGCTTAACAGAAGAGACAGAATTAAAAAAGATTACCAGATGAGTCAACAGGAAGAAAGACCTACAGTGGCAGAGCAACTAGTTACTGGAGCAGGTATGCCAACACAAGCTGTAAGCGACATGGCTATGACAATGTCTCCTCAGACTAACGTGGCAGGTAACACAGGATTGGAAGCCATGATGCCCCAAAGGGCTACACCTGAAGAAATGCCTTCTGAAGAAGAGCAAGATTTAATGCTTATGGAAGATGAAGAGCCGTTAAGAATGAGTTATGGTGGTCTTATAAACTCAAGAATGGTGGCTATGGGTCAACCTAGACTAATGGATTATCAGGAAAACAGGCATTTTCCTATGGGAAGAAGAACCTTTCAGTCAGGTCTTGATAATTTAGGTCGTGACATATCAGGTAGAGTGCAGGGTAGAACAGAGGAAGAAGTGCAGGACTTTGTAGGTGAAGTTGGCAATATGGCTCAAGAAAGGTTTGAGGTAAATCTATCAGAGCCTAGTATGGCTCAAAGACAACAAGAAGAAATCAGAAGAGGTTTTGGTGGTAAGGGTATGCCTCCCATAATGAGAGCTATGAACGAAGACCCTAGAATGGCTATGTTAAAAGAAGGTGGTGTAGTCAGTATGAGTAATGGAGGTTTATTGCCTGAAGTTTCTCCTAGACCAGACGACACAGGAAAATATAGCGGCAAGTTAGGGAAATTGTTTGGCTTTAGTGGTGTAACTGGGTATGACATAGACAAAGCTGCTAAATGGGATGAAAGATTTGGTAAGTATTATAATAAAGACGGTACAATAAAACCAGAATTTCAGGACATGGTGGGTCAAACCACAGTAGGTGACGCTAGTAACGTTCCATATGATGACAGAATAATCAGACAAGAAAAGACAGGAACAGATGATGAGTCTTTTGATGATACTGTAGATACAGACACTAAAACACCCCCTCCACCACCAAGAAATACAGCAGGTTCATCGTCTTTCGACAAGATACTAGGTATGATACAGGAAGATCGTGAGTCAGCAAAAGCACAGAGAGATCAAGACAGATACCTTGCGTTGATGCAGTTTGGTCTTAACTTGGCAAAGAGAGGACAGCTATCAGACACTGGCGAGGGTCTAAAAACACTAGCCATGTCAAACAAAGCCTATCAAGATCAACTTGCTAAACTTAGAGGTATGGATATTCAGGCTATGCTTACAAAAGAAACTATTGCAGGAAAAGAAAGAGTAGCAAGTGCCACAACTGCGGCAGCTCTAAAGAAAGCTTTGGCTAAATCAGAACTAGATGAAAAAGAGTTAGCAAATTTAGTAGATGACTACGCTTCAAGAATACAAAAATATGATGATCAGTTAGGTGGTGTTGATGGAATGACAATGTCTCCAGAGAAAAAAGCAGAAATAATAGAACTGAGAAAAAGAACATTAGAAAAATTCAACTATTATGATGGTCTTTTAGAAGGCAAGAGAGCTTCAAAAGATGTAACTACTTCTGTATATGGAGGTTAAATGCCTCTTAAACTGGTCAGAAGCCCAAATACAGGTCGATACTACCCTGTAAACATTGCAGGAGAACTCCCAACAGACGAAGAAAAAGATCGTATAAAGAACTACATCACGCAAAGAGAACGTGGTGTTCCTTCTGTAGACAGCCAGATAGAATCTGAAACAGCTTACAAACCAAGATCAGGTATCTTTGGTGCTATTGATGTAAGCACTGACTTGATAGGCGCACACCTAGCTTCTGCTATGCAAGGTCTAGGTGAGTCAACTGGCTTAGAGGGTATGGCAAACTACTTTGGTGATATATCAGAGAGTTACACTGATTCAGCGGCTCAGAAGTCAGAGGGTCTAACAAGACTAAAAGAAGTTGAAGGCGTAGGAACGGCAGCAAAGTTTGCAGGAGAAGCCCTTGGTCAGGCAGGTCCTCAGATGGGTTTAGCTATGGGTGCAGGTGCAATAGCAGGTGGTGCGGCAGCTTTAATATCAGCACCCTTGGTAGCCCCTGCCGCTCTTATAGGTACATTTGCTATGACAGTACCTCTGTTATTAGGTGCTAACAGAGAACGTCAGAAAGAGGCAGACATAGACGCAGGAAGAAAGGTTGAAGTAAACGAAGGGGCGGCTTTTCTAGCGACACTACCACAAGCACTTCTTGAAACCTTTGGTTTAAAATTTATTACAAAGGTAGCCCAAGCAGGAGGTAAGTTTGTTCCAAGTAAATTTAAGACAGATGGTCTTCTTACTAAACTAGAAGTTGTTAAGCCAAAGATAGCATCAGGGATTGGCGTGGCAGGAGCTGCAGGATCAGGTGTCGTAGTAGAGGGCTTAACAGAAGTTGGTCAACAAATGATAGAGAGGATACAAGCAGGTCTTGAGCCTTTTGGCGATGAGGCAATGGAAGAGTATCTAGAGGCAGCCGTTGCAGGAGGTATAGTAGGTGGTGCTGTTAGAGGTACTGTTGCTACTGCACAGGAGCTATCAGGTCCTAACAAACAGATAAAAGCTAATGCAGAGCTTGAAGAAGACATTGAAATAAAGAAGCAAGAAAACAAAAAAGCACAGACAAATCAAAATAAATCCTACAATCAAAACCCACTAGCACTTACAGCACAGGAAGAAACACCTACTAACAGTGGATTAACTCAGACAGATGAGAAACTAGCATCAGAGCAGATAGCCGAGAGGGAAGTGTCTGACCAGGAGTTAACTGAGGAGCAGTTGCAGAAGATACGAAGATGGAGAGAAACACAAAGAAACGAGAAGGGTGAGTTAATATATGTAGAAGGTCGTGATCCTGATACTGGAAAGATAATATTCAAGGACATACCTATAACTCTAAGAGAAGTTAGACTTGCTCTAGGTAATGTGGCTTCTGAGAAGTTGGCTGCGAAGCAAGGCTTAGACGTTGATAGAACAGAAATACCATTACAACCACCTAGAAAATACAGCTACGATCAGTATGAAAAGGTGTTAGATGTTATAAAGAAATCTAAGAAAACAAGGTTCTCAGAGCTTGAGATGGACTACATAATTGAAGGTGTAGTTAAAAATAGTTCAAGTGAACTTATTACGTCCATAAGAAATGACTTGGTTGGAATGGGCAATATAAGAGCCACTGAGGGAAGAACGTATACTCCTGAAGCCAAAGTAAAAGCAGTAACTAAAACGCAGTTCAAAAAAGAACAGCGTTTTACACTAGGTAGAGATGCTATTAGAGCCAATGAGCTAGAAAGACGTATATCTAAAGAGGAAGCTAATTTAAAGAAAAGCAGAGAGCAGTTAGAAAAAGCTAATGCTAAAGTAGAGAGCCTTGAGCAGCTGCGAGGGTTACCAATATACATAAAACAAGCAGATGGTAAAATAACTAATAATATTAGTAGGTTTAATAAAGTATTGAAAACTAACTTTAGATCACCTGCTAAGAACGCTACACCAGAAAAAATATCTCAACTAAAAGCTTCTGTAGCTACAGTTCTTAACAATCAGCTTGGCAAGAAAAAAACAGTTAATCAGTCTCCTACTAAGCTTAGAAGAACAGTTGATGTTATCCAAACAAAAATAGACAGGATAGAAGGGTCTATAAAGACTGCTAGAGATGAAATAGATGGTATGGAGACCAGTGACTCGATGGTGGACAACACTAGGAAAGGGCGTTCAGGTGGTGACCCTGATAATCCTGAGTTGTTGTTTTACAGAAGAAAAGCTGTTCAAGATAAACTTAAACTTCAAAAAAATAAAACAAGAAGATTAAGAAGGGAAAAGAAAGCCTTAGAGCAAAAGGTAGAAACACCAGAAGATGACAACAAGTTAAGAGCTAAAATAACAGAACTTGATGCAAGTGTTCAGGAAGAGCAGAAACTAACTGTAGATGAAAAAGCATTAAAAGACAGACTTGATGATGCCCACGCTAGTAAACAATTTAACCATGAACAGCATGAAGGAAACAACTTTACAGCAAACTCCAGAGTAGCTACTGGTAAGCCATTCTCTCTTAAATACAGAGTTAATATGCAAAAGGTGGCTAATAAGCTAAGAACCTATCTTATTAAAGACTTAAAACTCAAACCAGATATGGTTGAGTTGGTTACGCAAAACGTCATAGACCCCAACGAAAAAACTATAACATTTGGAACAGAGAAAAGAGCAGGTCACAACAAGCGTGTTATTACTCTTGCTACTGAGTTATTTGATGCTGACTCATTTAAGAACAAAGAAGGTCTAAGGGAAGTATATAAGCGGCTAAAGGGCATACTAAACCATGAAGTTATACACTCACTTAGAGCGTTAGGTTTATTTACAGATGCAGAGTATCAGACTTTAGTTAACGCTGTTAAGTCTAGGAAAGTGTCTATCTGGAGAGAGGGAAAGCTTCTTCAAAGAAACTACACATACTTTCAGCAGTCAGCAAGAATTTATCAGCCAGGCAAACCTATTGAGCAGATGAATGAGAAAGAGCTATCTGAATATAGAGAGTTAGTAGAAGAAGAAGCAGTAGCTGAAATGTTCCGTGATTACATGGATGACAAACTTAAAGTAGGTGGTAAGCCTCAAAATCTATTTCAAAGGGTAATAAAGTTCTTCCGTTCATTGTTTATGTCTCATAATGACAATGGTTTTGAGACAGTAGAAGATGTGTTTGATGGCATTAAGTCAGGTAAAATAGGAGGCACAAGGAAAGCCAAAGAGCGTTCTGCCACTGCTAAGACAATGTACTCTAAGATTTCAAGAGGCAAAATGGTAAATGGTAAGTTTATAGACGAAAAGGAGTTTATAAAACAACTAGGCAAGATGTCAGGCTCTATCCTTATAGATAGAACATTAGATGCCGACAAAAAAGATGCATCGTTTGAAGATAAACTGCCTATGGGTATAGATAACGTTCCTGTAAATGAACCTAATCCTAAGTACAAAGGCAGAGATTTACCTGATCTCATAGCAGAGATGGAAAAAGATGGTTTGAAAGTTAGCCCTGTAACCAAAGAATACCTCAAGATAAGAGATGACTATTGGGCTGACCCATCAACTTTCCCCACAGAAGGCGATATAGCAAGTTTATACTTCAGCAGTATAGATGACATATTGCGTCAACGTCTTATGGTAAGAATAGGAAATTCTAAGTACCTACAAGAATATGATATTAACCCTGAAAACATTGACATTATAAAAATTATACAAGATGACATGTATAACATAACTCAACAGCAATTAAAGCATTTGCCTGACACTATACCTGTATGGAGATTGGGAACTGTTGATGACAAAGGTCTTTATTTAGGGGTAGCACATGACTACGCTCTTAATAAAGAGGGTGCAAAAAGAGGAGCAATGTTATCTCTGCCTCCATTGCGTGACCAATTTGTAGAAGAAAGGGGAGTTGAGCCAGAGGCTCTCCCTTATTTTGTAGATAAAAAAGATATAATTGTAGCTCCACAGTTTGGCAAAGGCGATATCTTCACTAACGATGACGAGCAAAATGTTCTAATAAGACCTGGGAAGATAATGAGAGATGACATAGATATGTACGATACAATCTATGGAGAGACTCCATTAAAGTTGAGAAGAGCTATAGGATTGTTAACAGAAGATGAGTACAACGCTTCTGCTCTTCCAGATATAGATCAAGAAACATTAAAGTTTATAAACTCTCTACCAATTATTAACGGAGAGCCAGAGCAGAGAAAAGCAGAGCAGATAATTCGTGATTATACAAACGCCAGAATGAAAAGGTCTGGAGAAGACTTTAGAGTTGATTACAGACTTAACAGACCAGAGGACTTTGAAAGAGTTGCCAGAATAATGGCAGCAGAAGCACAACTTGCTCTAGCTAAAGATGGAAATGCCATAGGTTGGTATAATGAAAAGTTAACATTAGCAAAGCAACTTTTCTCTATACTTCATCCTGAGATAACTTCTGATGCAAGGCATGAAGTAGCTTTTGATTATGCTTTGGCAGTCACTTCAAATGGTGAAGCTGTGCTAGACAATGCATCTCATGCTCTTAAAGCTTATAGATCATGGGCTAATACAGGTAAGTTTGAGATTAGAGGTTATGGCAAAAGAGTAGAAGCCATGCAAAAGTCATTTAAGTTTTTTAATATAATGAAAGACGAGTTGGGTGACGAACTAGCTATAGCTAAGTTTCTTGATGAGAAAGTTACTATAAAAGAACTTCAGGACAGCCCTTTTCTCAAAAAGTTAGATAAAGATTACAAATTAAACATAGCTAAAAATTTAAGCTCAGAGTTAAAAGATACTGTTGTTACCAAATCTATAGTGTTCGGACCTAAGATAGGTAATGGATTTTATCAGAACCTTAGAGGAAACTACGACAATATAACTATGGATATGTGGTGGCAGAGGTTCTTTAATAGAATTACTGGAAGCCCTTTCAGGTCAAGCCAAGATAAAACAAAAGTAAATAACTACAATAGATTTATAAACGCATTAAAAACTCCTAAAAGTCAGCTTACAAAAGTAGATAGAGATTCTTTAAGAATAGCCATAGAGGAAGTGGGTAAGCCTGTATTTAGAAATCAAAAGAATAAGTTAGATCAAAATGTAATAGATTTATCAAAAGCTTTTTTTGAAGAAAGAGAGAGGCAGTACAATAGAATTAGAGATGAGGGTACTAAAGGTCTTACAGGCGAGGAAAGACTTGCAAGGCAAAATGCAAATAGGGTAGCAGCAGGAATTGATGTAAGTTCTCCTCTGTCTAGAGAATCTGCAAATATGATTAATAACTTCTTCGGACCTATATTAGAAGCACCTGATAGTGGTGGTCACAGAACGTACATGAGAAACGCCACTAAAAGAGCCATAGAAATACTTGAAGAAACAGACGTAATAAGCAAGGGAGCATTAACAAACGCAGACTTCCAAGCATTAATGTGGTTTCACGAAAAGAGCTTGTTTAAAGCTTTAGGCGTTAGAGAGGGTCGTGGAGGTGAACACGACTATGTAGACGGAGCAATAGACGTATTAAGAAAGGAAGGAATAGAAAATGACGATATCGAAAAAGCACTCCCCCCAACAGATAGATTCCGTGTCACTGGTGGAACTGACCCCCGATCAGGAAATGCTAGGACTGTTCAAAGAGCTTCAGTCGTTAGGGAAAAGCTCTCAGAGTTCAAACCCCAAGAAGAAAAGAACAGAGACATCCAAGAACAGCAACAAGGAATCATTGATGAACGTGATGCCAGGAGAGCCGACCCAACAGTAAGAAGAAGTATAGGTTTACTTCCAGACAAAGAGATAAAAGAAGACAGAATAGAAGGCTCTATACGAGAAGATATACAGGCTCATCAACATAAAATGATGTACACAGCATCAGCTAACGCTATAGCAAACAGACTAATGGGTAAAGTTCCTGATTTTATTCCTGTGTTTGGGAGCAAGAAAATACCTTTTGTTGGATTTGATGAACAGAAATCTAAAGATTTAGCTGATTGGGTTGTTAGAAAATTTCAAGATAGAATGATACCTGCGGCAAGAATGGTAGATGAGCTACAAGAGAAAGGGTTTAAGCTTTCAGATGCTCTAGACCCAATACTCCAAGAGCAAACCATGAAGGGTGAAACAGGAGATAAGATAGAACAGAGACACAAAGGAAGCTACAAAGACTTAATAGACGATATTAAGAAGTTAAACTTTACTGATGCAGAAGTTGATGACTTAAAGAGAGTGTCACGAGATTCTTCTGACTCAGATCAGAACGGATTTCTTGCAAACTTCCTTGATGAATTTACTCCTAGTTTTTGGAAGAAACTACTTTATGGAAAGCAAAGCAAGAATTTAGCTATGGCAGAAGCATATCTATATGCTTTACATGCCAGAGAAAGAAACAGGTATGTAACTAGTATAGACAAGAATAGAGTTAATAAGTTCCCTGATCGTGGTTCTGGAATGTCTAATGCAGAAGCTGATGCTATATTGGGTTGGTTTAGAAACAAAGAAAGTTCACTTGAACTTTTAAATGACATTAGAAATAAAGTAAGAGCTATAGTAGCTGACACAAACAAAATTCGTACAGATTCTGGTTTGCAAAGAATATTTGGTGAAGGCTCTGGTTGGAAAGAGTATGTACCGTTAAAAGGTGTGTTCCACACTGAGGATGAGACAGTAGATTATTCTAACAGAGGCTCATTTAATAAACCACTGTATGGCTCTAATGGTCTAGAAGACCTCCGTGTTAAAGGTCGAATGGATTACTCTCCCAATATTATAGCTAATCTTCTAACTCAAAACTCCAACTCTTTAATAAGAGGAGATAGAAATAAAATAGGTTTAACTATGCTTAACATGATTAGGCAAGACCCTGATATGCTAAAAGAGTTTGCTCAGATACAGGACATAAGACCAGAAACTAGAAGACTTGACGCTAGAACTGCCACCATAAGTAAGAATCCAATTAGCACAAGAGAGCTAATGGAGGACAAGCATATACTTGTGGTCAAGGAAAGGGGTCAGGAGATAGTGATTCGTTTTAATGATACTAGGATTGCAGGAGCTTTTAGAGGGGACACCACTGGTTCATTAGGAGAAAATGCTGATGCTTTCGTTAGAAAGATAGGTTTATTTAACAGATTTCTTTCAAGCATAAACACAACTTATAACCCTGCTTTCGTTATACCAAACTTTGTTCGTGACCTTCAAACAGCAGTTGTAAATATAGATCAGTATGAAGGAGAAAACTTAAAGGTAAATGTTGGGAAAAATGCTTTTAGATATTCAAGAGGTGTTATGAGAGCTATTCGTAGCAAAAATCCAGACACTACTTCTAAAGAGGCTAAAGCATATTTTGAGTTCGTAAAGTATGGTGGTAAGAATGTTACTAACCAGATGACTACCTTAGAAGATCAAGTCAATGACCTTGGTGGCATATTAAACGACATATCAGATGCAGGATTAAAAGGTAAAGCAAAAGCAATGTATGATGGCTTTGCAGGAGGTAGAGTTAAAAGTTTAGTGTCTCTTGTTGAAAACCTTAACACAGCCGCTGAAAACGGCATCCGTGTTTCTACATTTCAAACATTGTTAGATACTGGAAAGTATAGTCCAAGGCAAGCCGCTCTAGCCGCTCGTAACATAACAGTGAACTTTGCTAAAGGTGGAGATTACAAGCCCATATTTAACTCATTATACTTGTTTTATAACGCATCATTACAGGGTTCATTTGCCCTGTTACAAGCGTTCTCTAAATCTTCAAAGGTCAGAAAAATGTGGATGGGAATATTCTTCTTTTCATTTATGATGGATCAATTAAATGCCCTGCTTTCCGATGAAGATGAAGAAGGTAACCTAGAATATGATAAGCTCACTGATTTTATGCTAGAGCATAATTTGATTATACCTAATGTTGGTGTGAATATAGCCCAAGCAATCACAGGAGAGGATATAGAAAGCAAAACATTTGGTACAGTTCCACTGCCATACGGAGTTAATATGGCAACAAACTTAGGTCGTTCTTTGAGTAGAAGAATGAGGGGAGGCTATACTGCAGCCCAAGCAACCTCAAGCATCACTGGAACAACTTTAGAAGCAGTTAATCCTTTAGGTGGAGCAGAAAGCTTTTGGAACTTTGTAATGCCCACAGCCGTTGATCCTTGGATAAGCTTGGGTCAAAACATAGATTACGATAAAACACCTATATACAAGCAAGTGTCACAGTTTGCAGTCGGCACTCCAGACAGTCAGGCATATTGGAATAGTGCATCACCATTTGCTGTAGGCACAGCACAGTTGTTAAATAAGTTTGGTTTTCTCGGCATAGGTGGTGGCTCTGACGTTAGAGGTGGTATTCTTGATTTTTCACCAGATACACTAGACTTTATATTCGGATATTTTACTGGTGGTGCAGGTATGTTTGTTAAGAGGTCTTTGGAGTTAGGGTACAACATAGGGTCAGGAGAGGCTTTTGAAGCCTTTGAGGAGGGTCTAACTGGTCAAGAAGCCAGAGACTTCCTAAGAACAGTGCCTATTCTAAGAAGGGCAGTCTACTCTACATCAGAAAGAGAAGACACTGGTAACTTCATACGGAAAAGAAACGAAGTGTTTATAGCCAGAAAGGAACTTAAAGCTGCAGTTGAGTCTGGAGAACAAAGCGAAATACAAAGAGTTCGTCAGAAGTATCCCGATGAACTAAAGATATATGGAATTATAAGAGCAATAAACTCTAAGAGACAGAAGTTGACTTCTGTTAGAAATAAAATACTACGAGACAAAGACCTTGATGAAGATAAGAAAGAACTACAGCTAGAGCGTTTAGATAAAAATATACAGAAACTTATATCTAGAGGTAATCAGCTAATGAAGAATGTAAAGTTAGGTTACCTATCTGAACTGGGTGCTACCGATTAAGTTCATTTGAACTTTTTGTTATCGTCTTCTATTGCTTCTGAAACTGCACCTGCGTACCCTGCTATATCAATCCAAGTGTCGTCATGGTTCATGTCTTCCTTTGACCTAGCGACTTTCGCTAATATAAACAGCACTCCAACATCATATACTGTTATGTCTCTTTCAAGATGACATGACCATAGTTCTGCTATTCGACTAAAGTTTGTGTAAGGAGTTCCGTAGCTATCTCCCCTTGCTCCCACAGTTTCCTGTGCTTTTCCTATTATATCTTCTTTCTTTGTCATTCTACTTTCACTTTCGTAAATAGTGGTGTCTCGCCCATAAGCCTATCTTCTGCTATCTGGATGTAATCCTTGTTAAGTTCTATGATTGTTGCGTTTCTGTTTAGTCTATCTGCCACTAACCCTGTAGTGCCAGAGCCACCAAAGGGGTCAAGAACGTAACCATCTTTAGGAGAACCTGCCTTGATACACGGCTCGATAAGATCAGTAGGAAAGACTGCAAAGTGTGCTTCTTTGTATGGCTTAGTGTTTACTGTCCATACTGATCGTTTGTTTTTAGTTTCGTAAGACTTCTCTAGTCCTGTGTGGGGAGATAGACCTGTACCCTCATTGTGATACTTTCCATTTGACCTATCTCTAGTTCCCCAATCTGTTGCCTCTTCTTGTATAGCCTCATGGTCAAAGTAGTAGTGTGAGTTCTTGCTGAGAAGAAAGATATACTCATGTGCTTTTGTGCATCTATCCTTTACAGACTCAGGCATAGGGTTTGGTTTATGCCAAATAATATCCTGTCGTAGATACCATCCATCTTCTTGTAAAGCGAGTGCTACTCGCCAAGGAATACCCATTAAGTCTTTTTGCTTTAAACCATTAATTTTGTTTGCTCTATGAGGACTACTGTCTGGTTGGTCGTGTTTTGTGTTATGTAGTGTCTGTTTTACGTTGCTTCCACCATCTGCACGATAGTTATGGTATGAGTCCCCCAAATTAAGCCATAGAGTGCCGTCATCTCTTAACGTGTGTCTGACTTCACTAAACACCTCTACAAGCCGTCTGACGTAATCCTGTGGGGTCAATTCTAAGCCAATTTGCTCATCTTGACGTTTTGCACCACAAATTGGACATTCTTGGCGATAAATTGCATCTCCTACCACATCTCCATGTTCGTGCATGTTTGCATGACCAGTTGCAGTGTCTTTTGAAATCTTAGTTAGACGTTTATGTGGACAATTAGGGTCACCACCAATCCAAGTTCCAGTATTGTAGTCACGCAATCCGTAGTAAGGGGGAGAGGTGACCACAGTATGGAAGTGTTGCTTGGGTAGTTCCTTGAGAACGTCCAAGCAATTACCTATTTTGATAGTAATCATAGTATTTCTGTATGTTCACGATAATCTAAAAGAATAGATTCAAACTTCTTCAGAGCAACCTCATTGGTTTTCAATTCACTTCTTGATTCTATTCCTAGTCTTTTCCTTAATTCATCAGCACAAGAATCTTCAGAGTTTATTTTTATATCCAAAGAAAAAGGGTTTGTGTCTGCAAGATAATCCCAAAAAGTATTTTCCTTGCAAACCATTACTGCACTCTTAAATAATCTTTGCTTCTTGACTTGGTCTTCACTTAACTCTGGTTCGTCTTCATCATTAAGCTTTACCATAGCAACCATGTATCTACTGCCCACCCAATGCTGATGTAGTTCTTGTGGTACATCATCTGGATGTATACAAAGCCTCAAGTTAGTTCCGTTCTTGTCTTGTGACATAGAAACCTTTACTGCCTCAAAATTAAGAGCAAGTTCTTTTACATCATCCATCTTTCTTCTCCTGTAGAGGGGTTACGTTTACTGAAGATACTTTCATTACTTCATAAGCAATCTTATTCATTTTGTCATAACGTCTTTTTGCATATCCTTCTTCTCGTTCTTTAGCGAAAGCTTTAGCTTGTGATTCGTCTAATGCTCTCACTCGTCTTGTTCTGTGATATACAACCTCAACAACAACATCATACGACCCTGCCTTGAGGTAGTCCGTTCTATTTCTGTCTAGCTTCATTGTACTTTCTCCATTTCTTTTCTGCCCATTCAATGGGGTCTACACCTTGGAATATCCACCACTTCTTTTCGTTTCCGTAATGATGGATAGACATATGGTGTTCGTGACAAATTGGAACTGTCCAGTTGTCTCCGACTTTTAGACCTACACCTCTAGGCTCTGCGTACATAATGTGATGAGCCTCACTTTCTTTTCCACAAATCAAGCAAGGCTCTTGTCTTACTATACCAAGATACTTTTTGTCTCTCACCTTATAGCGAGAAGTCATCATCATTACTTGGTTGAGGACTAGGCTGATTATCTCTCTCCACTTTCTCTCTAGTGGGACTAGCCTTGATAGAAAGAAAAACGTTTCCGTTCTTCTTAACAACTCTTTTCCAACCTGCTATAGAAACTTTAGGGTACTCGACACCAGATGTTATCTGCTCTCTTATACTCTGTATGGCTTCTGCATCGAACTCCAGTTCTCCAGTGTAGTCTGGATGCTTGTCCATCTTCTTGTTTTGGTTTGGGAACAGTGTTCCGTTAGGACCTTGAAAGTTACTCATGTTATTCTCCTTACTGTGGTTTAAAATTATTACGTCTATTCATAAAATCATCTTTGATTCTCTGAAACTCTTTCTTGTTTTTCTCTTCTATCAAAGACAATCCAACCTTGTTGTCTTTCCAGAAGTTGCTCACTGATTCGTAGCTACTGCATTGAGGTAAGAACTCATCAAATACACTAATTATTGTTTTCAGTGTTTCATCGCCAGACTTAACTTCTCCAGTTGGACTCTTCACAGAAAAGGGATGTTTAATATCCTGGGGTGATTCGAAAACAGTAACAGAAGGTTCACTTGAACTTTCTTCTTGAGTTGTATCTTCCTTTAAATCTTCTCCAGAATAAACGGCTACACCCATACCATGTAACGCTATAGCCTTCGCCAAGCATCTCATTAGAGATGTATTTACTTGGAAAGAGTTTGGATGTTGTATTGGTTTATTGTTAAAGCTAAGAACTGGTAAAACCTCAGTTATAGATTTATCCTTAACAGTTACAGTAACCTTAGTGAAGCACCACCCTTGGTCATCCTTAAAATAAGGTAGACCTTGTTCGTTGCAATGCTTTTCCATTTTAGCATCGGGGTACATGTCACATAATCTGCTCCATGCCATAGCCCAAGATATATACCTAAGACCATTCTTTGATTCGACTAACTTCTCTTCCTCTACATTAATAGTTTTAAGAGACTGCCATATTGATTTATCACTCATCATTTTCTCCAATCATTTTTTTAGTTTTAAAAAATCCCTCATACTGTGGATATCTGTGCATGAAGTATCGTGCATACATTGCTATATAATCGTTACTAATCTTAAATGGGTCACCATACGTTACTACACTAGTCTCCCACCTTACTCTGTTAATTATCAGCCAAGCCGATAAATTCTTATGACCTTTGTTAATAGCTTCTAAAGTAAACTTGTCGAACAACTCCCCAACCTTGGGGTTCTTCTTGCTCCATGACCACCATTTAAGTTTAAGCTTTTCGTACCTATTGTTATCCATGTCATTTAGTCTTTTTCTTTTTTGGCAAAGAAGCTTTACGTTTCCCTATTGCAGATAGCTTCTGACTTTTCCTCTGCTCTCGTGTTATTGGCTTCAGCTTTAACGAATCCCAATCTATATAAAATGACTTCTTACTATCGCTCATAGCATCCCCTCTGGTTTTGGCAGTGGAACTTTAACAACAAAGTCGTATGCAGTAAGTTCTTGGCATTGTTGCTTTCTGGAAATTGGGTCAAGCTCTTGCTTCAAAGTGTGAGCCATGTAAAGGCAATCCTTTTGATGTTCAAAAGCAATCCTATGAACATTCTGACCATCAGTTAGAATGTCTGGAACAGTTATTAGATACAGAACATAGTACAGTGTTTCTATGTTCATTGATCCATGCCTCTGTAATCATCTAAAGGTTCAACTGAACTTTTTTTAGGTATCTTAAATTTTACTGTCACTGCTATGTGATCAGTGTGCTTATGCTCTGATATCGTTTGCCAATGTGACAAAGGACATTTCTCAAGCCAATTATAATACTCAGTTTCAATGTTAAATTTATTTTTATCACTCATTTATTATATCCTTATATTGTGAACAAAACTCAGCAACTGCACAGTAGTTACCACTGCACCTAGAGTTCTCTCCTTGCCGATACTCGACATAGAAGTCTTTTTCAAAAGCAAAATCTTCTGCATCTTGCTCATTGTCAAAAAGTTTGAGGGCAGACTTACGACCTTTCTTCTTAACTGCCCATACATCAGCTTTCGCCCATCTCTCTTTTTCATCACAACGAATCATCTCTTGATTCTGATCAAACAACTGTCGTGCGTTCTGATGTAATGCCATTCTATCTTCAACGTACTCTGTACGTTCTTTTAAAGACCATAGAGGTATGTCTACCACTTCAATGGGGTTTTGGGGATAGTCAGCCTTAATCGAAGCTTGTCTCCTATTCCAATCCCTTAGAATTGCACATATCTGAATTGTCTTAATAGGTTTGTTGATTTCTTTCTCAAGCAAGTAAGCATACACATTTAATTGATTAACCCATTCTTGCTTATCGAATATGACAGACCAAACAGAAGTAACCTTATAGTCAGTTATGATGACACCATCATCTTCTATTTCATATTGGTCTATCGCTCCAGAAAGAGTCCATCCATCTACTTTTTTATTTATTCTCTGCTCTTTGTAGGTGTTCTTGCCTGTTGCTCCCTCAAGTACGGAGTGAACTGCTGTACCGAATAATGCAAAGACCATGTCCATTGCATCAGTCGTAATGTTGCCCTTGTGCTTTTCTCTCATTAAAAGCACTCTAGGACTATCAATCAACTGTGTGACTGATATATCTGCATCCCCTTTGGAATACTTATCTAATTTGGCGAAGTTGACAAACGCCTCTGGTAGACCATACTTGTTGGTAATCATTGTGGACTCTATGTTATTTTATTATAGTTAAATCTTATATAGGTACTCGTTATGCAAATGTCAATAAAAAATGCTACAAAAAGTTTATTTAATGTTATGTTTACAATTTATGGTGAACCTGCCAGCAAAGCAAACTCTCGTAAGTTGGTTATGATTAAAGGTAGAATGATACCCATAAAGTCTCAAAAAGCATTGAACTACGTTAAAGAATTTCAGAAACAAATCCCTAAAGTTAGCCCACTTACAGAAGAATATGTAAAGGTGGAAATGATGATCTATTACGCATCAAGAAGACCAGACTTAGACGAATCATTAATACTCGATTGTATGCAAGACTACGTTTACTACAACGATAGGCAAGTAAAAGAGAAGCATATCTATTGGGGGTTAGACAAAGAAAATCCTAGAACAATCATTAGAGTTTCAGAGTTTAGACAAGAGGAAATACCAGATTACTTGACAAAATAATTGTATTCATTTTTAATGCAAAAAGTCAGAGAAAAAATGAATCATGGAAAACTTGCAAATAAGAAGCATGGTTCTCAATTTAAATTTAGGGCAACATAAAATCCAATGTCCATCAGTTGAGTGCCGTGATCGGAAGAAAAAAAATTTAAGAACATTATCAGTTAAGGTTGATGGTGATGGTGCAGTATATTACTGCCACCATTGTGATTTATCTGGCTCAGAATTTCATAAACAAGAACAAGAGGTAATCCACATGTCTGTAATGAAGAGCATTGACGAAAAAGACTTAACAAACAATAGCTTAGAGTGGCTATCTAAACGAGGAATTAGCCAAGAAACTGCAAATAAAGTAGGCTTGAAGTCGGTCACTAATTACATAAATTCAGTTGGTCACGAGACAGAATGTATAATGTTTCCATACACGAATCAGGGTCAAGTTTACGCATCAAAAATTCGATCCATTAAAGAGAAAGGGTTTGCTTGTAATGGTTCGCCACAGACATTTTTTAATGTTGATAAAATAGATACTGAGAAGCCATTAGTAATTTGTGAGGGGGAAGTTGATTTGATTTCATTCCTTGAAGCTTCCTGCGAAAACGTAGTTTCTGTTCCTAATGGAGCAGTTATGAAAGTGTCAGAAGGAGAGATAGACCCTCAGAGCGATACGAAGTTTAAGTTCCTTTGGAACGCAAAGGAAATGCTCAAGGACGTAAAGAAAGTAGTTATCGCAACTGACAATGACTCGGCAGGTAAAGCCATGTCCGAAGAGATTGCAAGACGTATTGGCAGACATAAATGTTATCGTGTTATGTTTCCAGAAGATTGCAAAGATGCAAATGAAGTTCTCACTAAAAAAGGTTCACTTGAACTTCTGGCATTAGTTGATGAAGCAGAGCCTTTCCCAGTATCAGGGTTGTATTCGGCAGATCATTTCTATAAGCAACTGGATAAACTTTACGTTGAGGGTTTTGGAAAGGGAGAGTCAACTGGCTACAAGAATGTAGATGAATTATTTACTATTGTACCATCACAGTTAAGTATAGTAACTGGGCATCCCTCTTCAGGTAAGAGTGAGTTCGTTGATCAGTTAATGATCAACTTAGCGAAGGAGAAGGGGTGGAAGTTTGCTGTAGCAAGTTTTGAAAACCAACCAGACATACACATAGCTAAACTTATATCTAAGATAGTTGGTAAGCCTTTCTTTCAGGGACTGCAACCAAGACTTTCACAAAAGGAACTTGAGTACGGGAAGAGGTTTCTAAAAGATCATTTTAGTTTTGTCTATCAAGCAGACGGCTCTCTACCTACATTGGAGTCATTGTTAGAAAGATTGCGTTACTCTGTCCTGAAAGACGGCATAAAGGGTTGCGTAATAGACCCATACAATTATATCAATCGTTCTAACGTAGACGAGAAAGAAACAGATTGGGTATCGTCTATGCTATCACAACTGAGAGTGTTTGCCCAAAGCTACGACATACATATGTTCTTCATAGCTCATCCGACAAAGATGATGAGAGATACTAGTGGAAAAGTTCCTGTACCAAAGGGTTACGATATTAGTGGTAGTGCCTCATTCTTTTCTAAAGCTGACCTCGGCATAACTGTACATAGACCGAATCCAGACAAGTCTACTGTTGCAGAAATACATTGTTGGAAATGTAGATATTCATGGGTAGGTAAGCAAGGAGACACCACATTAGACTACGACCCCATAACTAGTGCATATAAAGAAGTTAAGGCAAAAGGTTTGTATGATGACTTTCTGACGCTAGAAGAGTTACCCTCTGACCCACCTTTCTGAGCAGTTGGTCACGAAGTTGGACACGACATTATGATAAGCTGATACCTTTGTGACTTGACATTCTATAAATCTGTGACATATATGAATCGTGGATTTATATGTTTTTTCACTCTGACATATTTATTAAACTTAAAAGGACTCTTCGGAGTCCTTTTCTTTTAGAAACCCTTTTTAGCAGGAAAAAAGCGATAGGCTTACTAAAGTTCACTTGAACTTTTTTAGGTAACCCTTTATTGTCCGCCGCCAATCCATTATAAGTTGTTGATTTTTAAGGATATTTATTTTAGTGGAATCCCTACCCACAACACTACCCACAAATACTACAGTACCATATCAGATACACATTATATCATATGATATATTTACAGTACCATATGAGGTACACTATCTATATATATATAGTGTACTCCAAATGATACCAATATCAGTTAATTTGATACCAATATAAAAAAACCCCCACCGAAGTGAGGGTTAAGTTGGAAGGATATGAAGTGTCTACTAAAAAAAATAGGGTAGGAATAATCACAACCTACCCCAAGTTTTCCAATAGGCAAGGGGGAGTGAACCCTAGCAGACTTGTGCCTATTGGTGTTCATATTAGATCATTCTTTTAATAATCCAAGAAGTTTTAAAATGGAGTCAGCAAAATCTGATCTGCCTTGTGATACACCATGATCAAAAGCATCTACAATATGACCATTCTTGTGTGCTTCAATTTCAAGTTTACAGTTTTCAATGATCTCACCTAACTTAGATGTATCTTCAATGACCTCATCTTTTAATCTACTCATCTTACACCTCTTGCGCTGATTGTATTTCCTCTAAAAGTTCACTTGAACTTTCTTCAGAATGGAAGTCATCCCTGTGTAGAGTCTTACCTTGGAAGCCATAGTCCGATAGATCAGACATTTTATGAGGCAACCATCTTAGCAGTTCTTTTAGATCAGATAGTTTACTAGCGCCAATGTCTGGTTCACAGTAACCTACTAGTTTAGTCGAACCATCTGGATTTTTTTGAAAGTAAACCTCTTGTATGCAATAGTAATTTTCATCACCCTCTGGCAAATTAACAACTGCATAACACCAAGATACTCTGTCATCTAGGTCTTCATCTTTTTTTAATTTTATTATTGGTAGTTCCATTTCTCACTCCTTGTTTTTGTTTATACGTTTCCAATATCCATAGACACAACGATCTCCGTCACGTCTAGGGTCGTAGTAGTGATGAACAACTCCATCAACTACTGCTACTAATTCAGATGAACATTTAACTATAAGCCTACCATTAGGCAGTTCACCCTCTCTTAAATGCACTGTGCATCCTTGTCCTATTCCCATAGTTGAAGTCCATTCAAAACCTAGACCAACTATGTATTCACCAACAAGCTTATAAAATCTCTTCCTTGAAACTTTCTTAGTTTCACCTAACCTTTTATGTATTTCTCTTATTGATTCATCAACGTCAGGCAAAGAAACCTCAGATGCTATTGCTATAGGCTGAGACCCCCAATGCAATTTAACTTTTTTGCTACGGGGGGATAGTGGCATAAACTCTCTATAGTACCATTCTCCCCCATCATTTTCCTCATACATCATCATCTATCTCCACCAATGTACGTCTTAGATCATGGTAGTCATCATCATTAGTACTATTCAAAATTTCATCATTAGTTCGGTAATCACTATCCACCATTTTTCTGATAGTTTCATACTCTGATTTTGTCATGCTAGTGCCATCATCTAAGTTTAAATATCGCATGTTGTTAGGATAGCTTAAAGTGTCATCAAACATACCACTCCTAAACTTTTGTAACTCTTCATACTTACGTCTTAGATTATGATAGTCCACTATCTTTATTCTCTGAGGTCTCCAACTACAAAGACCCTCATGTTTTTTATGAAGTCCTCTAAATTTAGCACCAACATCAGTATCCATTTTGTCACCAATAAAAACATCAAATCTAGCACCTCTGTTAAAAGCATCCTCTCTCTGTCTTATAGGAGTCTTTTTCAAAGCACCTTTTCCCACACATGGAAAATCTATTCGCAATCCATCAACTGTTTTTGGCACATTGTTTTGGTCAGCATACTGAACCCAATATGAGTTGCTATATCCAATCTCTTTAAACTTAAAATCTTCCTCTAAACGATTTGAGTGATAGGCATTGAAGAAACCCTCCATATACTCTTCTCCGTCTTTAATTATTCTAACTGCTATGCTACCTAGATCACGATTGTAACAATTTGTATATTCGTAGTCGTAAAAGTATCGTTCTAGAGTTAAAGAGTAGTAGTAATAAACAACTCCTTTATATGATCTTGGTTTGTAACGCTTATATTCACTTATATTATTTTTCATTTTTCACTCCTATTAAAAAAGTTCACTTGAACTTTTGGTAACCCTGGTACGGCAGCCAAGGTTACCATGTTCATTATTTTTCAGAACCTATCAACCCAACGATCAGCATCATTGTGTCGAACATTATTAACGATAGCCATCCAGACATTTCATCTTTGTTATCTGCACCAATACAACCTAGTGTCAGCAAGACAAACATAACTCCAGAAACAACTGCTATCTTATTAAAGATATTACCACTCCAGAAATCAAACATGATAGTCACCATAGTGCATAGCAACCATGAACCATGCCATAACAAGAACTGCTATAAGTAAAATGATTACTAGGTCTTTTAAGGTAATACCCTTAATGCAATCAAACATCTCTCCAATATTCATAGTTCATTCTCCATTAAAGATTTCATAACCTTGGCATTTTGCCTACGTTCTAGCAGTGACATAGCCTTAGATATACTCTGTCCAATACCAAACACTTTGCCATTGTCAGTTTCCTTAATAAGCAAACAATAGTCCTCAAGATATTCTGGTATCATCTTATAGCCATACTGACCAGAACCTCGGTGCTTGAATCGTATGTCAAGGAAACTACCCTTATAACAATCAATGCCATCTTCGGTCAGATATTGATATGGGTCATGCTCTAGTAGAATCGTAAGCACTTTTCTTTTGCCAGATTGAATTGTAGCAAGACCCTTGTCGTAGACTTTCTTAACCCAAGCCAAACCAAAGTTAGCCTTGTAACTAGGTTGAAAACCAGTTTCATCCTCTGGTCTACTGAAACCTTTAGGATATGATTTACTGCCTACGAAAACTTCTAGACATCTATCACTAGAAGTTCTTGGGAACTCTGAGGACAATACAGAATTAACATTACTAATAATGGCATTTTTAGTTGATTGTATCAATCCGTCTTTACTCCTAGAAGAGTTTCTATGTCTTCTAAACTGCTTGATTGCTTTACCACTTAGCCACATGTTCTTCAGAGGTAATGGTAAATCTCTGCCACTACCCTCAAGACCATTACATGATTCAACTAAGTTTGAGTACCATAGCTTGTCTTCATCAGATAAATTCTTTTCCTCTAGCCTACAGTAATAGCTTTCTGTTATCTTAAAGACTTGCTTAATAATATTCTTGGGAACTCCAAGAGTATTAATGGTATCTTTGATAGATTGGTTGTACAACTCCTTAACCTTATGGGGATGCACTAAACCATGCTTAAATAAATTTGTCATTACTTTCACTCCTTGTTTTGTTTATGACATTGATACACAAAGGTATCTGCATAGGGTCTAAAAAAGTTCATTTGAACTTTCCTAAACCCTATAGGGTTACCTTTGATCTTCTTTCACTAGTATAGTGTCTCCGAATGGTGCTACCTCGTTACTACCAGAAACATTACACCAAAGAACTTCATAATGAGGAATATTGTCACCTTTAGGATAATCCCATATACCCATATCGGTCATAACAATTACCTTAGTGTCCTCACCTACTAGGTCATGCTCCTCTAGATAGTTGAAGCATGGTGTTATTGACGTTCCACCAGACCTAACAAGTTCCACCTTGTCTATCTCCTCTCCTTGTTCATAGTGACGTATACCCTCTTCAGCAACACTAGTGTCGAAAGGTATTACTGTGACACTCTTAGGACAAAGAGTCGTGGTGATCTCATTAAGTTCAGTAAATGCAACCTCATGCTCTGGTGTAGCCATACTGCCACTCTGATCATGCAGTACAATAACATCAGCAACTCCAACTCTATCACTAGTAGGCATAAGAGTACCAACTGTCTCAAGAGTAGACTTCTTAAACCTAGAGAATGTAAAATCCTCTGGATTGTCTCCACCTTGCACAAACCTCAACAACTGATCTCTCCAATCAACTTTAGGCTCTAACAACTTCTTGATCATATCTTTGATCTCTTTAGGCAAATTGCCAGCCATGATTTGTTTGGAAGAATTAAGAAGCTTCTGGTCGATCTCTCCCTCTAACTCTCCAAGCTCAGTATCAGATAATAACGTGCCATCTGGATTCCTTGGGTCAATAACCTCACCAAAAGAGCCACCATCAAAAGGTTCATTTGAACTTTTTCCCTTTCCCTCTGGTTTCTCTGGTTCTGGTGGGAGTCTGTTATAGACTACCTCTGCTGGCAGATTACCAAACTTTGAATCCAATAGAATATTATCGACAAGTTCAAAACCAGCATCTTTAAGAATCTGATTAATAGGATAGTCACAAGATTTATTCCATCTGACATGCTCTCTGCCTTTCTTTCTAAGAGGATGCTTATAAAGAATGTGCATAACCTCATGGGCAAAAGTAAAGATAATCTGAGGAACTGAACACCACTCAACGAACTCTCTATTCCAGAATATACTTCTGCCATCAGTAGCCATTGTTCTGGTGACCTCTTCCCCTACCTCAACGATAGGGGTTGTGATCAGATTGCATCCAAAGAATGGATATCCAAGTATAAGCTTAGTCTTTGCTCTGGATATCTTTAGTTCTGGAGTCATTGTTGGAGACATGTTCATACTATCATCTCCCTACCAGTATTGCGAACCCATGCTTTAACATCAGCATGTGACCTAAGAGTCTTGTCTCTTCGCAAGGCATCCTTGACTAGTACAACTCCCATCTCTTTAGCCGTTAGACGTTCAACATACTGCAATATATTGCCTATGTTTTTGCTATTAGCTTTAGAGGATAAAGCAGAACATAAGGCATACATTACGTCTGGTCTCTCTGGAAGACTAGCAGATTTTGGATTAGCAATAAGCTTGTCTAGGTCTAGGAACTCTGGAACATCAGCTATTACTTTTAGAAAACCTACAAAAGAGGCACAAGCAGACTCGCCAACTTGACCAGCAATCATCTGAGTCAATCGTCTAGCATCCATGCCTTTCATCTTTAGCATGTTGCCGACTCTCTGCCATGATCTAGGTGTAGGATTGCTATCCTGACTAGGATCATTTTTGCAATAAAAATCCTGATTTGCTCTGAGATATGCGATCACTTTAAAGTCAACTCCGATATCGACAAAGTAATTACAAGTGTCCTCAACATCTCCCTCGACATTAAAATACGTCAAGCAATCTTTCATATGACTAGGGAGTCGATTTGCTCCTGCCTTGTCAGATAATCTATTTCCTGCGGCGACCACATGCCAACCTTTAGGCAAATGCCATTGACCAACTCGACCCTCATTAACTAACTGCCTAGACGTATTCTGTAGGGAAGTAGGTGCTTGTGCTAGTTCGTCACAAAATACTGCACCTCCAGAAAGTTCACTTGAACTATTTTGTCTTTCGACCTCAACAAGCCAATCTGGTTTGGTGACGTTCACCGATTTACGATCTTCAGATGGTATACGAATCCCCCCTAGTTCAGTAGGGTCTAACTGTGCTAGTGATAGTATTACTAGACCACGATTAGTATCTTTACATGCTTGTTGCACGATTGATGTTTTACCGAGACCAGCTTGACCTACAATATAAGGTACAATCTTATCTGCATCTTGGTGGTTATCGGCTAGACTATCATTATAATCTAACACTGATACTAGTGATGCCTTGGCATCTGACATTTTCATAATATTCATTTTTCACTCCTATTTATTTATTATGATTATATTTAAAACTAATTTACTAATTAAGTTCACTTGAACTTTTCTACTATTTTCTCTATCAAAAAGTTCTTTGCTGAAGCATCTATGTCTCTTTCACAAATAGCCTTAATTTTATGGATAGTATTGAAATATTCTTGAACCTCTTTTCCAAGATCATTTATTCTCCAAGCTAAACTATCTACTTCTAAACATCTATCACTAGAAGTTGATTGAAGTGTTTCCTTAATACCCATCTTACTCCACTTGCGTTCTACCTCTGCCCAAGTGCGTGGTTGTGGTACATGGTGTTCGTCAACCTTTCCAAAGTCAAAAGACTCTGCTTTCTCACGAATGTGATCTATTATTTGTTGTTCAGTTTTATTGTTCATTAGTCACTCCTATTAGTTGAACATTAATTTAAGTTGCACACGACAATGCAATGTGCGAGTTTGTGATAAGCTTATGATAAGCTTGAAAAAAAAATTCAAGAAAATCATATAATACCCATCTCTAAGGAGACCAGAAAGTTCATTTGAACTTTCCGATCTCTTGAAAGATTTGCATTATTGCATGGCATGGAAAGGGTTGTTATCCATATCAGCTTGAGCATTAGGAATATCATCTCCACAGTTCTCAATAATTTCATCCATAGCATCAGCAGTTTCATCTTGAGCATTAATTTCAGATTCCTTTTTTGCCTCTGCCTCAGCCTCGTTTTGAACTCTCTCCTCTCTAGCTATAACTTCAGCATCAAAGAGTGTCTTGAACTCAGCATAGTCTTTTGCATCCAGACCACCTTTCATTCCAGTTTTGTCCTCTTTCATTTCTCCAAAAATAGATCGGATAATTGTCTGTGCTTTAGTCAAAGGCTTTTTAGGATTGAAATGAGATGTAAGCTTTGACTCAGATTTTATTTCAAGACTATCAAAAAGTTCTTTGATAAACTCTGGAGTCGCTTGTGTGGGAAAATAGCCTGGATTCTTTTTATTCTCTTTTCTGAGAGCAACAAAAACCCATTGAGTCTTTTCTGCTTTTCTCTTGGCAGAAGCTTCAGTAAGACCAGCATCTTTCAAGCCCTCTCTTAATGCTTTCATGTCAGCAGTTCTGATTTTGTCCTTATTGTAGGAATTGAAAGAAGCAACTGTGTGGGAATAGATACTGATATTTGCTCCATTAACTTCTTCGGAACAAACCTTGCGATTTGCTTCGGCACTATTGATAGTCTTCTGGAATCCACCGATAGAGTCGGTTGTTGATTTAGTCATAGCCCAAGTAGTTTGATTTGATTTAGTCATTTAGTAATCACTCCTATATTTGATTATATTATTTAATATTGTTATATAGTATATATAAGCATTAATTCTTGAATTACAATAGGTGCTACAAAAAAAAAGTATTATTTTTTATATATATCAAAAAAAGTTCAAATGAACTTCTGGGAGTTAAAAATGACAAAATTAAGATTAATAAAAGGCAAACCAAAAGCTCGGTCTGTACTGACTGCGAAGCAGTCTAAGTTCTTGGATTTAATACTAGGAATAGGAGTTGATACAGCTTGTACTTATACCGAAGCTTATAGGCAGTCTTATAACTGTGAAAAGATGAGTGATGCCAATACTAGGAAAGAAGCCCATAGGCTTTTTCATTCTCCCCAATTTGTCCCCCATTACGAAGAGAGGAAAAGACAATTAGAAGAAACTCGGTTGACTCAATCGCTCGGTCGAAGAGAGAAAATAATAAATGCCTTGGAGAGAGAAGCTTCCGATTTTGAAAATGGAACTGCTCCAAGTAGAGTTCGCTCTCTTGAATTGCTAGGGAAGATCAGAGAAGTTAATTTATTTTCCAACACTCATGTGATAGAGGATGAATCTAAAACATCAGAGGATATAAAAGAGGAATTAGAGAAAAAGATACGATTACTTCTTGGAGAATAACCCCACCTACCCCCACCCCCCTATGACAAGCATGGCGCTAGGCACAACATATGTATAGTATTCTGCACATAAAATGATATGGATTTCATTTCTAGGTTCAAGGTAGGGGAATGGTTCTGGTTTATAGTGTTGTTTAGCTATATAGGGGAAAGACTAATTAAAGGTGATACAGAGGGTTTAATGGTTTGGTGGTACTTTGTGTTGTATTTGGGTTCACTGCCTACTGAGTGACGCTTATTTGGAGGCTAATAGGCTATCTAGCTTCTGTTCTAGTCTCACTAAGTGTTCGACCACTCTATCTATGTCATCTTTATGGTCGTTCTTGTGAACGTACTGTTCCCGTGTTTTGTTTAGAAGTATTTGAACTCTTTTGAGTTCATCACTTTGTGATTTGATATACCAGGCAATCGGTGCTATAACTAAAGTCAGTATAAAGTTCCACAGTACGGGTAGTGTTATTTCCATTATAGGTATACCGTAAAAGAGTTTTATAGTGTTGGTATACCGTAAAGAGGTATACCGTATTATAACGGTATACCGTAAAGAGAGAAGGGTGTAAAGAGAAAAATGGCAAGAAAATCAGGAAGAGTTAAATCAGCTAGAGTACCCCCACCTAGTCCCTTTAGGACTAGTCCCTACAACAAGCCTTACAGTTTAGGTGATATTGAGTACAGGGCAGAAATGCAAAAGTTTCTGAAAGATGATTTTGTCTCTCGACTTGCTATGCGTAGAATAGAACAGCTTACTGGTGGAGATTATGGGCAGGTTTTAAAATACATACTTCCTAGAAAGAAAGGCGTAGAAAAATCTGACTCAGAAAAAAGGCTAGATAAATTATTAAGGGATGCAATAGGCGCTAGATCAGCTTCAGGCACAAATGTAAGGGGATTATATGTACCAACAGAAAGTGCTTTAAGGGATTACTCTGGAGTAAGATCAAAAGACCCAACCCTTCCAGAAATATTTGTACAAAGACCCAATGTATTTGATCAAGAAATTATAGATACTAACGAAGGAAAGTTTGCACAAAACATATACGCAGATGATGTTGAGAAAGAAGCACTAAAAGTAGGTAAAGATTTCAAGCCAGGTTATTTTGAAAGTTTTTTAGAAAAACTAGGAATAAAGGACGTAGATAGAAGCTTAAAGAGAAGAATAGAAGAAGGCACTATGCCAACTGAGGAAGATATAAAGGAAGCAAAAGAAACAATGCCTTTTGAAAAAACTGCTAGACATGAGCTTGGTCATTTTGGTTTAGACCTACTAAGAGCTTTAGGTTACAAATTACCTGAACGAGTTAAAGACCTACAAGGCGAAGAACGGTATATGCATCTGTTAGATAGAAATTTAAAAATGCCTGGTTACAAATACAACCCACCTAATTTAACAAAGCATGGGAAAAGTTTAATTAGTCAGATAGATGCTATGGCTAAAGATGCTCTTACAAAAGAGCGTGGATACAAGCAAGGAGGGTTAGTGGCTATGCTAAAGAGTTTTAAATGAGTGAATATAGAAGATACCATGCTTCTGAAAGAATGAAGAAAGAACGTGCTTTGCGAAATAAAAATCGTAACGCTGCTTTAAAAAAAGGAACAGTTAAGAAGGGCGACAAGAAGCACATAGATCACAAAGACGGAAACCCAAGGAACAATAAAAAAAGTAACCTTAGAGTAGTTTCTGCAAGAAGAAACAGAAAGAAACAGTGAACCTAAATCTAAAAGATATAAAAGGTAAGCTTGCTTCGCTTCCCTTGGAGCAACAAAGGGATGTTTTAAAACTATTCGAATCATATGAAGAGGTAAAACAAAAAGAAGAATCTAAAACTAGCTTCTTAACTTTTGTAAAAGCTATGTGGTCTGGTTTTATAGGAGGACCTCACCATGAGGTTATGGCTGAAGCGTTTGAAAGAGTTGCTCGTGGCGAACTAAAAAGATTGATAATCAATATGCCACCCCGTCATACCAAGTCTGAATTTGCATCGTTCCTTTTTCCTGCTTGGTTCTTAGGGCAGTATCCAGATAAGAAAGTGATCCAAACAGCCCACACTGCTGAGTTGGCAGTTGGCTTTGGTAGAAAAGTAAGAAACCTTATACAGTCAAAAGACTTCCAAAACGTGTTCAATGGCATTGAACTGTCTACAGACAGTAAAGCCGCAGGTAGATGGAACACAAACAAACGTGGTGATTACTTCGCTATTGGTGTTGGTGGTGCTGTAACAGGTAAAGGTGCTGATATTCTTATAATTGATGACCCACACTCAGAGCAGGAAGCCCAATTAGGGCAGTACAACCCCGATGTATATGACAAAGTATATGAATGGTACACTTCAGGTCCTCGTCAACGTCTACAACCAGGAGGTGCGATCATCCTAGTTATGACCAGATGGTCAAAAAGAGACCTAACAGGTCAAATTTTAAAGAGTATGACCGAAAGAGAAGGTGCAGATGAGTGGGAATTGATACAATTACCTGCAATTATGCCCTCTGGTAACCCATTATGGGGTGAATTTTGGAATTTAGACGAATTAGAGAGCTTAAAAGCTGAATTACCTGTAGCAAAATGGAACGCACAGTACCAACAAGACCCAACATCGGAAGAAGGAGCGTTAATTAAACGTGAATGGTGGAATGAATGGACAGAATCAGAGCTACCACCCTGTGAATGTATAATTCAATCGTGGGACACAGCGTTTTTAAAGACACAACGCAGTGACTACAGTGCATGTACCACTTGGGGTGTGTTTTACCACCATAAAGACGTTGATGAAACAAGACCACACCTGATTCTCTTGGATGCATTTAAAGAAAAACTAGAGTTTCCAGAGTTAAAACGTGCCGCATACGATAAGTATTGGGAGTTTGAACCAGATCAGATGATTGTAGAGGCAAAAGCATCAGGTGCGCCTTTAGTTTTTGAGCTTCGTGCTATGGGAATACCTGTTACAGAGTTTACACCGACCAGAGGTAACGATAAAATTGCAAGAGTTAATGCAGTTACAGACTTGTTTTCTAGTGGTAGTATATGGTACTATCCAACTAGATGGGCTGATGAGGTTATTGAAGAATGTGCTTCTTTCCCAGCAGGTGACCATGACGACTTAGTAGATAGTACAACCCAAGCTCTTTTAAGGTTTCGTCAAGGGGGATGGGTCAGAGCAGAAAGAGATGATTGGGATGACGAACCAAAATATAGAAGACCAGTGGAGTATTATTGATGGCAAGCAAAAGAGAATTAATAAAAGAGTTCGGACCTAAGATAATAGAAATATATGGAGAGGATGAATTAAAATTTTTAAGAGAAAACTTCTCTGGAGAAGAACTGGAAAAGTACATTAAACAAGATCACGATAGTTTTAAAGGAATGAGAAATGGAGGCAAAGTGGCTAAAAAAGAAAAACAAAAGGGAGGAAAGATAGATATTTCTCCAAAATTTATTGGGTTAAAAAAAATAAGAAACAAAGTAAAAGAGTTAGATAAAAGAATATCTGGAGCAGATAGTCCAATAAATAAATCAAAGTTATCTAAAGAGAGAGACAAAGCTATAGGTAGAATAGATAATAGACTGAAGATGAAAAACTTTGGTTTTGGCGCAAAAGCAGGGGTAACAAGAAAGAGAAACGAGTTCCTAAAAACTGGCAAGATGCCTAAAACAGTATCAGGTTCTATAGTAGGATTTACAAAAAAACTTGGTGGAATAAAAGGAATGAGTGCAGGTGGTAATGCTGACATAGACCTACTAATGAAAGGCAACAGATCAGATGTAGCAGCAGGAAGAACCAAAAAAAATCTTAGATCAGAATTAGATGAAAAAATAAAGAAACTTAGAGAAAAATTTAAAGGCAGGGGAACATCAGGAGATGCTGAGTTTAGAAAGCAAAAAAGCGCTCTTGAAGAGAAATTCGACAAAAAATATTTCTCTGATATGAAGATGGCTACAAAATATGGGAAAGATGCATATAAAAGCCAAGCGTTTGGAACTTCACCTGATTCACCTAAAAGAAAAAAGAAACCAGTTCCTTTAAACGTAAAACTTATGAAGGAAAGAGGCTTTAGTAAAGACACGGCTGATTTAATAAAAGAGTCAGATGATTATGTAAAGTCTGTTGATTTTAAAGTAGCAAGAAGCAAGTTGGCAAGAAAAAATAAAGCTAAAGCTGAAGCAGAAAAAAATAAAAAGAAAAAAATAACTAAAACAAAAGCGATGCGTGGTGGAGGTCTAGTCAGAAGTGGGTCAGGAAGTCTATCAGGATATAAGGTAAGGTAATGCCTGCTTTTACTCCAGATGAGCGAAAGTACATAAAAGCTATAGGAGACTACAGGTCAAAGAAAATAGACTACTCAAAATTCATAAAAACCACACTGCCACTAGATGTCAGCAATAGAGTTAGAGAGACCCACACCATAACAGGAAGAAAATTCTTAGGTACACCTAAGTACAAAAAAGGTGGTAAAATGAGTAAAATGCGTGGTGGTGGTATAGTTCAAAAAAAATTGACTTACAGAGTAACATAGTATTAATCTAAAAAAAACGTAGGGGTACATTATGGCAGAAAAAGATAAAAAAAAGAAAGGCATAACTTTTGAGGAAAGAGTTAAACGTTCTATGGGGACAGATTACGGCAAAAAGAAAGCCGAAGAAATAATAAAGAAAGATAAAGCTAAAGGTAACGACCCTACAAGAATAGTTGCGTACCCACCTGCAAGAGGTCCAGACATGCCAAGGCAAGGCGTAACAACTGCTCCACCAAAGATTAAAAAAGAAAAGAAACCAATCAAATCAAAAGAACCAAAAGGGCTAACTTTGGGAGCAAAAACGGCAGCAAGCACGTTAACAGAAGTTCAAAGACAAGCGTTAGCAGGAAAACAAGATTTAAAGAAAAAGAAAGAAACTAAAAAAGACCCGTTAGCAGGTAAGCCTAGATCAATAAAAGAAGCAAAAGAAAAAGGTCAAAAATATTTCTTTGACAAGAACGGTGTTAAGAAATTAGCTGTTACAGGAGAAGAGCTAAAGAAAAAAGGCATGACCTTAAAGGAATGGGCTAACAAGTTTGCTCCTAAAAAAGTTTCTAAGAAAGAAGCTGAAAAGTTTAAGAAGAAAGCAAGTGGTGGAATGATGAAGAAAAAAAGCTACGCAGGTGGTGGTAAGCTTAAAATGGTCGAGAAAGACGGAAAGAAAGTTCCATTTTACGCAGCTGACGGAAAAGGCAAGATGCGTGGTGGTGGAATGATGAAAAAGAAAATGTACGCTAGTGGTGGTAAGATGAAGAAAAAAACTTACGCTAAAGGTGGCAAGGTTCTTAAAATGAGAGGTGGGGGTCTAGCTACAAAAGGCACTAACTTTAGAATTAGATAATGGCAGTAGATAAAAATCTTGAACCTTTTGAGGTAGAAGAAGGGGGAAACCCTGAAGAATCAGAACTTAAAGTAGAGGTTGTAAATCCTGACTCTGTTTCAGTAGAAACAGAAGATGGTGGTATAGTTGTTGACTTTGAAGGTGGCTTGACAGAAGGAATTGTCGGACCTGACCATAACTCAAACTTAGCTGAATTTATTGAAGATGCAGATTTAGAAGAGATAGCATCAGGTCTTGTTGAAGACTTTGATTCCGACAGGACATCAAGAAAAGAATGGTCTAGGTCTTATGTAAAAGGTCTTGATCTTTTAGGTATGAAGATAGAAGAAAGGTCACAGCCTTGGGAAGGTGCATCTGGAGTTTTTCATCCTTTGCTATCGGAAGCCATAGTTAGGTTTCAAGCACAAGCAATGGGTGAGATATTTCCTGCTTCAGGACCTGTTCGTACAAAAATTGTAGGCAAAACAACAAAAGAAAAAACACAACAGTCAAAACGTGTAGAGCATGAGATGAACCATATGCTTACCGAAGAAATGACAGAATACCGTGACGAGATGGAACAAATGCTTTTCCGTCTACCCCTTGCAGGATCAGCGTTTAAAAAAGTTTATTACGACCCAATCATGGAAAGACCATGCTCCATGTTTGTACCTGCTGAAGATTTTGTAGTTTCCTATGGTGCATCCGATTTAATGTCTTGTTCACGGTATACCCATGTAATGAAGAAAACAGAGAATCAAGTTAGAGAATTACAAGTAAATGGTTTTTATAGAGATATAGAGCTTCCAGAACCCACAAGAGATGAGTCGGACATACAAGAAAAGTATGATGAGATGGAGGGCAGTGATTCGGTTTATGATGATGATGACAGGCACACTATATTAGAAATGCATGTTGATTTAGAAATGCCAGAGCCATTTGAAGACTCTGATGGATTAGCAAGACCTTATGTTGTAACAATAGACAAATCATCTAGAACTATTTTATCAATAAGAAAGAATTGGTATGAAGACGACCCAAAGAAATCTAAAAGACCATATTTTGTTCATTACAGATACCTTCCAAGCCTTGGTTTCTACGGCACAGGGCTTATTCACCTTATTGGTGGATTGGCTAAATCGGCAACGTCCATCCTTCGTCAGCTTATTGATGCAGGTACGTTATCGAATCTTCCTGCTGGTCTTAAAGCTAGGGGTCTCCGTATTAAAGGGGATGATTCGCCTCTTATGCCTGGTGAGTTCAGGGATGTCGATGTTCCTGGTGGTGCGATACGAGATTCCATTACGTTTATACCTTATAAAGAACCATCCTCAGTGCTTTACCAGTTATTGGGGAATATTGTCGAAGAAGGAAGACGAATTGGTTCAATAGCTGATGTTCAAGTAGGGAACATGAACCCTAATGCTCCAGTTGGCACTACACTAGCTTTATTAGAGAGATCAATGAAAGTTATGTCTGGAGTTCAATCAAGGCTTCATGCGGCTTTGAAGAAAGAACTTAGAATACTAGCAAAGTGCATACATGATTTTATGCCGTCTGAGTACACTTACGAAATAGAGGGAGACTTCTCAAGAACAAAAGACTTTGATGGCAGAGTGGACGTAATACCTGTATCAGACCCTAATGCTTCCACAATGGCACAACGTGTAACACAGTACCAATCAGCCCTACAACTAGCCCAACAAGCACCACAGCTATATGACATGGGTAAACTGCATCGACAGATGCTAGAAGTATTGGGCATACAGGAAGCAGATACAATTATTAAGTTACCAGAAGACATTAAACCTAAAGACCCTGTTGCCGAAAACATGGCAATAATGAAACAAGAACCTGTCAAAGCGTTTAAGTACCAAGACCATGAGGCTCACATTGCTGTACATACTGCTGCTGCTCAAGACCCAAAGATACAGCAAATCGTTGGTCAATCGCCCTTTGCGTCTGCCATACAAAACGCTTTGGCGGCTCATATAACTGAACATGTAGCATTTCAGTACAGAGCCGAAATAGAGCAACAGCTAGGCGTTCCAATGCCTGACGAAGAAAAACCAATGCCAGAAACAGTAGAGGAAGAGCTTTCAAGATTAACAGCAAAAGCTGCGGCTTCTGTATTAGAGAAAAGTAAAACAGAGATGGCTCAACAAGAGGCAGAAAAGAACAAACAAGACCCACTAACGCAAATACAACAAAGAGAGTTGGCGTTAAAAGAAGCAGAGTTTGAACACAAGAAACAACTTGATCTTGCAAAGATAAGATTAGACGCAGAACAAAAGAAGAAAGACCAAGAAATAGAAGTAGCAAAGGTAGCCTCTAAAGCAATCTTAGACGAGCAAAAAACTAAGATAGAAGAAGGGAAGCAAGGCTTTAAAGAAGGAATTGATCTTGCTAGAGAGTTTGTAAGTAATGAGTAGTGATAGTATTTACTCTCCTATTTTAAAAAAAATATCAGACTATAAAGAAGACCTTAAAGAGCATATAGCTTCTGGAAATGCAAATGACATGAACGAATACTCTAGAATGGTTGGAGAGTATCGTTGTCTAAACAAATTGCATGAAGACATACTTGACATAGAAAAAAGAATAGTTAATGATTAAAAAAAGTTCACTTGAACTTTTTCGTTTATAACGCAAGGAACTGTGATCCTTAATCACTGCATGAGGTAAAAATGTATTCAGCCGTAAAGAAAGAAGAAGAACCAAAAGTAGCTTCTCAAATGCCAAAACCGAAAGGCTACAAACTTTTAATATCCCCTGTTCAGATAGATGAAAAAACCGAAGGTGGTGTGTATGTACCTGACGCTTTAAGAGATGCAGAAGGTATAGCCTCTATTATAGGTTTTGTTGTTAAGGTGGGTGATGATGCTTATAAAGACAAAGACAAGTTTCCAAATGGTGCTTACTGTAAAGAAGGTGACTTTGTAATCTTTAGATCGTACTCAGGCACTCGTTTTAAAATTCACAATGAAGAGTTTAGATTAATTAATGATGACACTGTTGAAGCTGTTGTCGATGATCCAAGAGGGTATAGAAGAGTATGAATAATTTAGCAGAAGAGCAGGAAGTTATTTCAGATGAAAACATGCAAGAGCTTCCTAAAAAAGAAGAAACCAATGAAGATGACTTTGAAGTAGAAATAGTTGACGATACTCCTGAAGAAGATCGTGTAGCAAAAAGAAAAGAAGAACCTGAACCAGAAGAAGATTCAGAAGAAGAAATAAAAAACTATGGTGACAATGTTCAAAAAAGAATATCTAAGCTAAAGTATGACTATCACGAAGAAAGAAGAGCTAAAGAAGAAGCCAAAAGACTTAGTGAAGAGGCGTTAAAATACGCAGAAAATCTAAAAAAAGATAACGAAAATCTTAGAAAAACTTTAGCTGATGGCGAATCAATGCTTATTGATCAAGCAAAAGGCAGAGTAGGTGCAGAGCTTGAGAAAGCAAAAAAAGACTATAAAGAAGCATATGAGTCAGGAGACCCTGATAAACTTCTAGAAGCTCAAGAAAAAATGTCTAAACTTCATAATGAGCAGTTTCGTGTAGATGAATATCAGCCTCAACCACAGCAACCACAAGTAGATAAAGAGCCTAAACCTCAAAAGCCTGTTCTTTCAGAAAGAGATTTGGATTGGCAAAAAAACAACACTTGGTTTGAAAAAGACACAGTCATGCGTGGCACAGCAATGGGTATACATGAACAATTAAAACAAAAAGGTATTGTGCCAGGCTCGGAACAGTATTATAAAGAGATAGATGAGGGAATGAGAAATATATTCCCTGAAAAGTTTGAAGTTCAGCAAGAAGCACCTGAACGCCAAAATGGAAACGTGGTAGCCCCCGTTGAAAGACACGGAAAAAAATCACGCACAGTGCGTCTAACAAGAACCCAAGTAGCACTCGCAAAGCGACTTGGACTCAGCAATGAGCAGTATGCAGCGCAATTAATGAAGGATCAATCAAATGGCTAATAGAGAAACCAGAGATAGCGAAACCCGTGAGATGGACTTACGAAAAAAAGGATGGGAGCGTCCTACCCTTTTGCCAACGCCTGAACCTAGAAATGGTGTTAAATTTCGTTGGATTAGAACATCTGTAATGGGTCAATCTGATACACCTAATGTATCTGCCAAATTTCGTGAAGGATGGACTCCAGTAGCCGCAAAGGACTTCCCTGAGTTACAAGTCATGTCAGACATAGACTCAAGATGGAAGGACAATGTAGAGGTTGGTGGATTGCTATTGTGCAGTAACGCAACCGAAAAAGTAGAGGCTCGTAAGGAAGCTCACAAAGAGATGTCTCAGAGGCAAATCGAGTCAGTGGACAATTCTTACTTGCGTAACAATGACCCTCGGATGCCCGTTCTAAAACCAGAGCGAAGCACCCGATCAACTTAATGGAGGTAGACATATGTCTAGCACATCTGCTCCTTTTGGTTTGCGACCTGTAGGCACTCTCGGTGGAGAGTATACTGGTGGTTTTCGCCAGTATCCAATCCTATCCTCGTACTCCACAAGGATTTGTTATGGAGATGTCGTCAAGTTAAATGACGATGGCTCTACAGTCACTGTTCAAAAAGATACAGGTACAAGTGCGGCAACGCCAATCGGTATTTTTCTTGGATGTAAATATATTGATCTAAGCACAAGTCAGCTTAGTTTCAGTCAACAATGGTCAGGAACAGCCCATACTCAAGGTATGGCTTATGTCGCTGATGATCCAAATGTTACGTTTGCCGTTCAAGCAGACGGAACAGTAAATGATGATGACATTGGTTCTAACGTAGAGTTAGAGCAAACAGCATCAAGTTCTACATTTGGAATATCTCGTGTGTCTTTAGACATAAGCACAACAGCCGTTACAGCAGCTTTGCCAGTTAGAATTATTGATTGGTTAGGTGGCTATGATGGTGATGAAAGAGGTTCTTCCTACCCAATCATGTTAGCTAAATTTAACACTGGTCATCAACATGGCATAGGTGTTGTTTCTGGCAACGCACCAGGAGGTGGTTAATCATGGCAGTAGTAAGTAGAGCGCAACTCTTAAAAGAGTTATTACCTGGTCTTAACGCACTGTTCGGACTAGAGTACGATGGCTATGAGAATGAACACGCAGACATTTATGAAACTGAAAACTCCGATAGAAGTTTTGAGGAAGAAGTAAAGCTGTCTGGGTTCGGTGCGGCTCCTGTTAAACAGGAAGGTGCATCCATCTCTTATGACACAGCACAAGAGTCATTCACAGCACGTTTCAACCATGAAACTGTCGCTATGGGTTTCTCTATCACTGAGGAAGCAATGGAAGACAATTTGTATGACAGCCTTTCAGCACGTTATACAAAGGCTCTTGCCAGAGCTATGGCTTATACAAAGCAAACCAAAGCAGCATCACTGCTTAACACTGGATTTGATACATTCACATCTGGTGACGGTGCGTTCTTGTTTAGTGCCTCTCATGGTACTGTGGCAGGTGGTAACAACAGAAATCAGCCATCAGTAGCGGCTGACCTCAACGAAACATCTCTAGAGCAAGCTGTCATTGACATCGCTGCTTTCGTAGATGAAAGAGGACTGTTAATCGCAGCAAAGCCAAGAAAGTTAATCGTGCCTCCTGCACTTATGTTTACAGCAACTAGATTGCTACAAACAGACTTGAGAGTAGGAACTGCTGATAATGATATCAACGCTATTAAGACCAATGGTTCTATACCAGAGGGCTATAGAGTTAATCATTATCTAACAGATAGCGATGCTTTCTTTATAATGACAGACGTTCCTAACGGATTAAAGCATTTCGTTAGAACTCCTATGGCAACTGGTATGGACGGAGATTTCAATACTGGAAACGTAAGATACAAAGCAAGAGAGAGATACTCTTTCGGTGTATCTGATCCACTTGGAATTTACGGTTCAACAGGAGCCGCTTAACTAGCAAACGCAGGGGGGCATTAGTTCATGGATGCCCCCTTTAACTTTCACCTTGACAGCGTAAGCTGACAATAGCCAAGACAAGGAGAATTACATGGCTAATACAACTTTTTCAGGTGCAGTCCGTTCTAAGAACGGTCTTAAAACCGTTTCTCAAAGCGCAACAACTGGAGCTATTACAGAACAGATTGTTGCATCAAGTGGTGGTGTCTTAGAAGTACAAAAAGTAGCAACTTCAGGTAGAGACAACATCGTAGCCGCAGGTACATCAACAGGCTCTAATAATGCAAGTTTAGGTACAGCTGCTACAATATTTAACGTAACCCCAAATGCTCACGGTTCTGGTATTACAGATGCCGCTATTAACACATTCATAAATAAAATTGGTGGTGATATTATAACCACCATATTGATTGATTTACATGGTGGTCTAGCATCAGGTGGTACAGCCGATGATGTTATTGGTACAGATGGTGGGGCAGCAAATGCCTATATCGCTGAACTTACAAGTGCTGTAAACGGTATACCTTATCTAGTAGAGTTTATGTGTCTAGAAGTTCCAACAGGTGGTGATCCAGATATTAATCTAGTATGTTCTGCAACAGGAACAACAGCAGAAAATGCGGCTGTAACAAGTGGCACAGTTCTGTTCAATAATGGTGATTTAACATTAGGTCTTCATAATGAGGC